AGTCTTGCTGTATTACGTTTCACCTCGGCGATGTCAGCCTTAATATCTTTCAAGTATTTGGCTGAGTCTTCAGTATTCTCTCTGATTTGCTGTAACTCCAAATAGGAATTGGCCAGGATGGTACGTGTCTCGTCGGCAATGTTGTACAGACCGGTTACTTGTGATGTCAGGGAGCCGATGGAACCTCGCAGTTCGGTAATAGCTACCGTTTGCTGCTGTTCTGCCGTCTCTATCCTAAGATTGGACTCATACACGGCTGTAAACCGCCCGCTCAGTTCTCCGGCATCCTCGTGCGTCATTTCTGTACCGAATCCGCGGCTGGAGGCCGACTGCTGGGAACTGCTGCCAGCCTTGTCGTATCCGGTAGCTGCGGCAAGTTCATCCCGTAGTTTCAATGCTTCATTCACGTACCCCATATATTCGTTTTGGAGTGAATTACGTTCACTCTCACTCAGGTTTCCGTCCTTCATACTTTCACCGAATCTGTTCCACCAGTCTTCCAGCTTCTTGCTGTACATGTTACCGATTTTATCTGAAAGCATGGCACGCATAAAGTATTCGGATAGGTTATCCGCAAAATCTTCCGCCGAGGCATCCATATCCATGAGAGTATCTATGAAACTGTCATACATGGAATCAAAACTTATTCCGGTAAGCTGTTCGAAAAGTCCCTCTTTCAGTTCTTCGAGGTTTCCGGCCAGATCTGCATATTCACCTAGTGCATCAACGACAGCATTTCCATAGCCTCCTTTTCCTGAATCGGCCATTTTCTGCCACAAGTCTACATTCTGACGTAATAAGTCCATCTGCTCCGGCGACATCTGCCACAAGGAATCTGTACCTGTGAATTCTGCCATGACATTTTCCCGAATCCATTGTATGTCACTTTCCGACCAGCCCATGTAATAGGCCCAGCTATGATGCTTACTGTGATAGCCAGCATTGGCCTGCGCTTTTGAAAGGACATTCTTGTTGTATTCCTCCTGATACTTGATGGCTTTATTGTACTCTGCTACGGATTTCTCGCTTCCCTTACTGGACTTCATTTCTTCTGTAAGGGATTCGATGGCAGACTGCAACTTTTCGTTTCTGTCCGTGAGTCTGTTGATTGTATCCTGAACCTCTTTTTCGTTTCCTCCAATACCGAAGAGTTTGCTGAATCCTCCGAAAGTCAGGGTATCCCATATTCCACCTACAGACTTAAAGACACTACTGAATATGTTACCTATGAAACCATCCAGCCCCTGCGTCCCGATAGCATCTAAAAGAGAAAATGCAGCTCCAATTATACCTCCAAGTTTCTCGCTCTCTTCTGCAAATATGTCTACTATATTTCCGGCCAAATCACCGACCTGAGAGAGTGAAATTTCAGAATTTGAACCAAGCTGGGTAATGACGTTCGACAATGTGACAAGGTTGCTTGTCGTTTTATCTGTCGACTTTTGTACATTGACCTGAGCGTTCTGCTGTCTTTTCTGGGCATCATTCAGTTTCTTCGTGGCCGTTTCTTTCTGTTCATCTGTTCCGCTTCTCACGGCTTCGTTGTATTCCTCCTGAGCTTGTGACAGTTCTTCCTGTGCCTTGGCCAATTCGCTTAACTGTTCGGGTAGGTCGGCCAGCAATCCTCCTTTGTCAATAAGAGTTGACTGGATGTTGCTTAACGCCTCGTCAATGACCTTCTTCTGGTCAACAGCCATATTCTTGTATTCTTCGGAGTTCTTGAAGTCCCTAAGCTGCTGCTTTACCTTGTTCAAGGATTCTTTGGATACCTTATCCAAGTCACCGAAGATAAGTTCCCAATTGATTCCCTGTTTCAGCTTCTCAAGATCAAGAGAGGAGAGAGCTTTATCCATTTCTTTCTGGAGTATGTCCTTGTCTCCCTGAGTAGCAGCCTCCGAGATTTTACGGGTGTACTCAGCTATGATTGCATCACGTTTCTGCATAAATGTACCATAGCTTTTCAGGTAGCGTTCATTAGCCTCGATTGCAGCCTGATTTTCGGCTTTCGTAATTTCGGCCAGCCCTTTTTCACGTGACTGCATGGCATTAGACGCACGACTTCCTAATACTTCCCGCTGTTCAGACGTAAGCTTTCCTCCTTGCGCATCTTCCCATTTTTTGCGCTGTTTCCTAATTTCATCGATTTCTCGCTGGTAATCCAGTTCAATCTGTCTACGTTTCTTTTCAGAACCTTCTTCCATCAGGTTGATTTCTTCCTGCTGATTGGTCCTGCGAAGCTGAAGGAGTTCTTCTGCAAGCTGTTGCTGCTCTTTCTTTTGTCGCTCGGCATCTTTCTTCGCATTATTCTCTTGTTTGGCCAGAGTGTCTCCTGTTACACCACCGAGCGATTTATATGATTTTTCTGCTGCTTCCAACTCTTCTACAGCTTTCTTATAAGCAGATTCAGTGCCTTTTTTAGCATCCTCTACGGCCTTTAATTTTGCTTCGTAAACAGCTTTTGCTTCTTTATATGCTTGCTGATACGTCTTTTCCGATGCTTCTCTTTGCGATTCCAGGCCAGATATGGTGCCGTCAATCCCTTTTAACGCTGCTTGCGCATTATTGAACCGTATTTGAACGTCAATAGGAATTGTTGCAAAAGGAAAATTCTTAATTTTTTCTTGCTCTTCCTGCAATATTTGTCTTGCTATATTGTATTCGCGTATAATCTGCTCACGATTACTTCTTGCTTCCATCAGCTTGACTTCAACAGGTTTCGAGTTTTCCTCTGTTTCCTTTTTCAGTCGATTATATTCGCTCAAGGCTGATTTCCACTTGTTAAGATTTGCTTTTGCTGATTCTATTTGTGAAGCGATTAATGGGGCACCTTGCCCCGCATTTTTTAAAGAAGCATTTAATGATTTTATTTTCTCCTCCCATTGTTGAATATTCTTTAGTATGTTTTCATAACTGTTCTTGTCTCGTTCCTTATTCAGTTCTTTATTTGCTTCTGCAAGATTGAGTACAGCCAGTTGTTCACGGGTATAAGCAGAAGAAAGTGCAGGAGAATACCTTTGCAGTTCCTCATAGGCCTTTATCTTTGAAAACTCGGTTTCTGTCTCATCTTGGATAACGCGTATCAGCTCTTCTATCTTTTTCTTGCGTTCCTCTTCCTGATTCGCAAAATTCTTTTGTTCTTCATTGAATTTTTGCTGTGCCTTTTCCGATGCGGTTGTGCTGTCATGAAAGGCCCACATAGTAGCAACAAGCCCGGCAAGAACCGTAGCTACCAGTACATATGGGTTAGCTTTCATAACCGTATTCAAGGCCTTTTGTGCTATCATTTGGGCTTTAGTAACCAGTATTGCAAGTTCCATTCTGGCCGTTAATGTATCCTGAGCTATTCGCACAACAATAAGAGCGGTTTTATATGTCCCGTATGTAGCAATCAGTCCTATCAAAATCTTACCAACAGTTTCATAGTTCTCAATAAGACCTTTCAATCCTGAAATACCTGCAGAAGCAATTCCCTGAGTATCTTTCCCAATCTCATTCAACATTGTATCCCAAGCATCTCCAAGGTTACTCAACTGACCTGTAAGAGACTTAGACTGTTCTTGCATCAGGTTATAATAGATTCCTGATTCGCTAGTCATATTTTTGAAGGCCTGTTCTACTTCTTTAAATCCTACCTTGCCTTCCTTTACTAAACCGGAAACTTCATCTTTTGTCACACCAAGCACTTTTGCCAGTTCCTCGTAGATGGGAATACCACGTCCTGCAAACTGACGAATATCGACAGCATAGGCCCTTCCTTGTGTCCTTAATGTGCCATAGAGATAGGCTATTTCACTAAGCTGGGAGCCAACACCGGCGGCTACATTCCCCAACATTACAAGCTCATCACCCACATTCTCGGCTGACGAGCCATAAGCAATCATTTGTTTGGCAGATGATGCCACCCCTTGAAGGTCGAAGGGTGTCTTTGCGGCAATATCCACCAGTTCCGACATCAGTTTATCTGCTTTTTCCTTACTTTTCAGCATGGTTGAAAAAGCAATTTCAAGCTGCTGGAATTGTCCTCGTACATTGACAAGTTCCGTGGCAAAGTTTTTCAAGGCAGTTACTCCACCTATTACACCAAGTACTTTGGTTAAGGAAACGGACATCTTTTCATTTGCTTCGACTGTTTCACCTACTTCTTCCTTAAAGGCTGCATATTCATCCTTCAGTCTCTTTACTGAAAGACGGGCTTCAGCCTGCTGCTGAGTCAAACCAAATAAAGTAGCTTTTTCTTCATCGAGAGTCTTCTTTGCAGATTGGTATTCTGATAATAAGCCTGCAGCTCCCGTCGGATTTCTTTTTAAAGCTGTTTTATAAGCATCTCCCAACCGCTTAACATCATGTTCTACGTCTTTGACAACTCTTTTCTGGTCAATAATTTTTTGAGTAAAATCATTTACAGATTGTGAGGCATTGTAAATATTGGACTTAAAATCTTTCTCCATTACAGCCCCTGTCTTAGCCGCCTCAGTTACCAGTCCCATCATCTGCTGACGAGCAGATGCCAGTTGCGTTTCTAAAGCCTTAGCTGCTGCCGGAGATTTGTTTACGTCCATCTTTTTGAGCTGGGCTTCCAGCTTACTAATCTCATTACGAAGTTTTATAACTTCATCATATTGTGCGCTTACGCGGAATACAAGTGTAGCCATATATTAAAAACTGAATATTAATGTTTGAAGTTACACCTCAATTCATTAATATTCAGTTTTTACGATGATTAATACCAAACAATAAACCTATTGTTGCGTATTTGTGTTTTTCAGTGCTTTAATAAAAAAGGCGCATCATAATGATGCGCCAGATTGTCAATTTGTTCTTTAATTTATATCAAAGCCTCACGGCTGGAATATCAAAACTTGACAAGTTCCATTCTTTTAAGAATTTCATTGTATTTGGATTGTATATATGCTTTCTGTTTCTCGGAAGCCGTCACGATCTTGCCTTTGTATTTTCGCATCACAGATTCATTTAAACCTATTTCCTTTGCGAACTTACTGGCATTGATGAACGGAAATGCCTCAAAAAATCCACTTAAGTCATACACATACTCCACAGAATAGCCAACTTTATACCAACTTGGAAATTCACCATGTTTTTTTTTGTAATATTCCGCTTGTTCCTCTAAAACAGAAATAAAGTCCTCTTTCGCTTCCTGTTCTGTAAGCCCAAAGCCATACGCACCGTTTACATCTTCAGAATAGATAGAGATTCCTCCATCATCTGCTTTTTCAATAATAGCCTGAATCTTCTTCATAATCGTGTATTTAAAGTTTTGTCAATTAAATGCACCCACCGAAGTGGGTGCTGTTCTTTTACTTCTTTAACCCCGCCTTTTTCATCATGCTGTCAAGAGTACCTTTAGGTATCTCTTTGGCCGGATGTCTGCCTACAGGGATAAAGTAGTCAAAGTCGGGATGAACATACTTGTGATGTTTCTTTCCCTTTTCGATTGTCCAGCCTGCTGACTCAATCAATTTGTAAAACTCTGAAAACTTCATAAATCAAAGAACTTTTAATTGACAATGCAAAGGTAACATTTTCGTTACTATTAAGCAAGCTTTGTAACGTAAAAAAGTAACGTTTCTGTTGCTTTTTAACATTCTAATAGAGCCATATCTATTTCTTGTTTCTTCTTCTGCGTGAAGCCATGTCCTTACCCTTCACCTTTGTAACCTTGGTTCCGGTAACTGCATGGAGCTTGTCACGCTGCATTAATACTAAATTCCTGTATGGTATCTCATAGACCACTTCCCGGTATGACAGATGCAGATTTTCCATGAACGATGCAATCTGCCCCAAGAGAGTTTCATTGCCTACAACCTCGGTTTCGCTGCCAGCAGACTTACGTTCCTCGCCAAGCTGACAGCTTTGAGAAAAACCTTTGAGTCAATCATAGAGAGTGCTTCATCTAAAGCATTTACGTTTTCTTCGTATGTTCCTTTGGCCAGTTCTTCACTTAAACTTTCGTCACCAGCTATCAGCCAAGAGAGAGCCTTGCTGTAGGCCTCACTTTCTCCCAGGGAGAGCAGAACTTCTTTCAAATTGTCCGCTTCTTGTACGCCTGACAAATGGGAGATTGCTCCGGCCAGCTTGTTGATAGTAGGAGGGTAGAGCGTGTAGGCTTTCCCAGCGACAAACACCGTTCTGAAATCACTTCCGATAATGGATTCAGTTACTATTTTTGCTCCTTGATTCATTCTGATAAAAGATAAAAATTAAGGGGTGAAGCCATAAAGCCCACCCCTGTTATGGAATTCAATCTCTACCTATTGGATAGGCATTAAACACCTGCTGTTACTTCAGATGAGTCAAACCAGTATTCCGGTGCAACTTCTGCATTTTGTGGTTCCAACTCCACCGCACTTACAGGAATACCGACAGCCTTGTCTGTTGTGGCTTCACGTGCACCGATGTCAGCACGCGGAATAACGCAATACTGGTCATCGTCAGTTAAAGCAACAAGTAACTTCTCAATGTTTACCTTACCTCTTGCACGCTTCCAACCCTTGTCGGCGTTGATGACATCGCCACCCATAAGGTCTTTCTTAGTAGGATAGTCGTACTCGCCAATGGTAAAGTTGACGGTCACGTCACCCATTTCCTTTTCACTTCGATAGGTCTGGCCGGTAAGCTGGTTCTTATAGTTCGTTCGGCTTGCTTCTGCCTCTTCGAGCGTCCACGTATCCTGGTGGATATTCTTTACCTCTTTCAAAGTTTCACCCTGTAAAAGAGTGTACAAAGTCTTCCCGGTTAGATCTTCTGCTATAGCACTTGTTTCGCCATACCAAAGCTTCTTGATATTTACAGCTGTGATTTTCTTTGCTTCTGCCATATTATTTCACATTTAAAACTTCAAACAAAATTCTTACATTCACATAGTGACACTTTAAGGATGTGTCCTCCTCAGTTCCGATTGACTCGATGGAATAATGATAGGTTGTACCGTCATAGCGTCCGGTCACTCCGTCAAACAATTCTTGCGCCTGTTTCTCCAGTTCGTTCAGCCGGATGGTGTTGGCTTCACCTTCTTTCAAGTCAGGAACGCAAAGATTCACCTCAACGAAGGATTTCTTCCAGTACGTTCCCGGCTGCTGTTTCTTAGAGTGAATAACAATCCTTTCGGACTTCATCGGTCCCGTCAGCTTCTTGCCATGAGGAACAATGTCAATGCCGAAAGGCTGGCAGTCACGGTAAAGTATGTTCGCTATGTCGGTGGTTACTATCATTGTACAATCTCCCAATCTTCTGCAAATACATCACTGATGGATGGTACCCACGAGTCTGCTCGTCCAGTATTCTCGTTATAAATAAGGCACTGGCTTGTATAGTCAATAAATCCCTTTCCTTTCAGAATAAGGTCTTTGGCTGACTGAGGAAGCGATTGCATCTTTGGAATAATTTCGCTCTCAATATGCGCTGGAACTTGCTTTATAACGAATAGTCCTTTGCCATTCCAACCTTTTCTTCGGATTGCACCTCCTTGCTTTAAAACTTCAATGGCGTCACCGAAGCACATATTTTCACTTTCTTCCGACACTTCACGATACGAAGCTTCAAACGGTTCTGCTGGCGACCAGCTTTCATAACCGTCTTTGTACTTCACATGATAGCCAGCTTTATCCTTTTCGGCTTCTGATGGAACTTTGCCAGCATGCAGAAATCCTTTACTATAAGCATTACCCATTGTCATAGGTTCTGCTTCTACTTGTTTTGTTCCAATGTATTTCTTCATTTGATTTCCTCCTTTAATCGTTTCTCAGCATATATGGCTGCACCTGTCAAGACTTCATAACCTTTGGATTCAACGAAAGAAGCGTATTCAGCTTCATTCCTCAACTCCAGTCCATCATCCTGGACTGAATACTTGTTTGACTTGCGCAGCGTTCCGGTCCGGTTCTGGTAACTGCCATGCTCTATCGCATAATCGACCGCTTCCTTTCCGACCTTATCCTCAACGGCTTTCACCTCGGCATAGCCTTGTTCGAAAAAGCTATCCACGTCCGAAAAATCAAATTTTACAGCCATATCTCTGAGTAACCAAAATAGTTTGTATTCTTCACCATGTAAACCTTGCCAGTTCCACGGATATTATCGCCATCCATACATCTGACCTCATCACCAGCCTTCAGTGAGATTTTTTTCTCACAGACTACGTGATAGTTCGGTCGGTATACCTTGCCATTCTCCGAAGTAAACTCCTTGGTTGAGTTATCGTCGCACCGGCACTTACATACGTCCTGCCAGCTTTCTCCACCGGTTCCGGGAATGGGCCGGCCGAACTCGTCTGTTTCCATCGGAGTAAAGACCTTAACCTGTAATGTATGTGGAGCAAATATCATAGGAATCTGACTTTAGGTTTATCTGACAGCGTGTCTTCAAGACCATACTTCTTGCACAAGAAAGAATAGTATTCCTTCAAGCCTTTTGTATCCCATGACATAGAGAAACCGTTCTCGCTGATGGAAGTGGCACGGAGTAATAGAGAGGGGATGAACTTCGCCATAGACACCGAAACAAGTCCGATGTTTGACGGGCCCATCTCATCCTCTCCGCTTACTTCTGAAGACAAACTTATCTCCAAAAGGTCAGCCTCCGACAAGTTGATGCCGAAGGTCTGAAACTTCTGTGATATGTAGTCGTTTACTGTCATTCGTTCATGGTTGACAAATCAAAGTTCACAATCAGGTTCGGGTTCGTAATCTGCGGAATCCACTCTGCAGTGTATTCCAAATAACGACCGTTCTTGTCCTTGTAACCGGAAATAAGCATATCACCGTCTGCCTGGGTGTAGTTACGTCCCGGTACACCGTCCACGGCTTCGTACGGAGTGTGGAAGCGCATGTAACCAACCTTATCCTGCGGAAGCAAGGTAATACGGTCGTCTGCGTAAATCTGTACGTTCTTGCCGGACTGGTCAAGTACATAGTCTTCCTTGATCTCGATGGCAGGAAGCCCGATGCCTGTAAATACAGAAGAGGCCAGTTGAGACGTAATCAACCCGGTTGACATGTACATCTCGTTACCAGTCAGCTGCATCTTGAACTTGTCACCAAACTCAGCCGACCCGATGATATTCTTTACGAAAGTTCCACGAGACATGATCATCTTCTGGAAATTACCATAGTCCGCTTTCAGTGCATTAATCTGCTGCTGCAAATAGGTGATGAAGTTCGTCTTCGCACCAGTATCAGGCTTAATGAACTTGAACGGCAATTCAATGTTAAGAAGGTCGACGCCTCCGGCATTGTCGTCCTTGTTCTTGACTGTTGCTTCTCCTGTCATCAGAAGTGAACCTACGATAATATCCATGCGCTTGTGAGCTGCCAAAAGTACCTGGCGGTAATCGTCATAGATGAAATTCACGATTTCCTGCATGGCTGCTACCTGGTCAGCAGGTTTAGCTGCGTTAAACTTGTCAATCAAGTCCTGAAGTTCGGACAGGCGGTCAATGGAAATCTGGTAAGCATCGCCAAGATAAGCGATTTCACCATATCCTGAACCGATATTCCGGCGTTCACGGATAGGCTTCTCGCCATAACGAGAATTGATAGAACCAGCCATCACGCCAGTAACCTTACCGATGTAGTCCTTGAACACACGGGTAGTCGTTCTACGGAAATCAAGATACTGCTGCCAGTAGATTGTATCCTTACGAGTCTGAAGGACACGCTGGATAACGGCGTTAACGATTTTAGGGTCGTTAAACAGGGTATAGATAGTTAGCATCATATCTTTGTCCTCCTTTCTTATTCGTTAAACTGGAAAAATTTCATGTTCTCCTTGTCTTTCGCGTGGAAAGGCATAGCCAGTTTGGAAGGTTCAATCTCGAATGCCCGCATGAGCAAGGCTACAAGAGTGATACCTTCCTCCACCTTTGCACGTTCATACAAAGCAGAATTGGCCACCACCTTCGGAGTAGTACCACCGACTGCCGTAGCTTCAAAAAGAACCGTACCTGCGTTGATCGTGGCACCGAAATCGTCCGCCAAGGTCAGCTTATCGAAAGCCCTGTCGGACTTGTCGATGGCGTTGATTGTTGCCCCATGCGAACCGTCGCCTAAGTGCATACCTACATAAGCCAAAGAATTCTTCTTGATTTTCAAAGTGGTATTGGTACCAGTTGTAAACTTTTCATAGACTTCCACACGGATGGCCACTTTGGCAGTTTTCTTTACCAGATCAGCGGCAATCGGAGTGAAAGATGGGAGGAACGAACCAGCTACAAGGTTGGTCGTGTCCAGCTTGTAAGGCCCTCTGCGTCTTACACTGGTAGAAATGTCATAGCGTTCCTCGATGGACGGTTCAGGCTCAATGTTGTACTTAAATCCTGCTGACATAAATTACTTGTTTTGTTGTTCGACAATAGATTTTGTGTCCGCCTCAATCATTTTGGCGAACTCACTCGCTTCCTTCTCCTGCTTCTGTTCGGCAGTTTCAGGAGCTTTGGAGAACTGAAAACCGCTGTTAGACATATCCTGCTTCATGTCCTTGAAATAGGTATCCAAGTCCGTATTCTCAGGAATGTTGCGGTCTTTCAACATAAATTCGGGAATACCGTACTTCTTAGCCACTGCTGAAATCTGAGAATTACGCTGTGCCTGCGCTTCATTTTCCTCCATTTTGGCAAGCTTGTCGGCAAAAGGCTTGATACCGGCTGCGATGCCGTCAGCAATCATCTTTGCGATGTCTGTCTCCTGTGGCTTTGGAGGGTCGTTTGGTTTCGGTGGTTCTGGTTTCGGATTCTCGATTGGTTTCCCGTCTTTCAGTCCATGCTTCTTCTCGTAGTTTGAAACAGCGGAAGTCTGCGCCTGTCCTGCACGGAAATCACCATAGTTTTGCATCACGTCCTGAAATGAGATACCCTCAACGATGGAGGTCACCTTCGTTTCGTCCGTTACACCCTCTGCCTTCTTTGTGGCGATACGGGTGAGTGTGGCAGTGTCCACCCCAGCGAATTTCTGTTGCAGTCCTGCCAAGATTTGTTCAAAGATTGTCATACCGTATGAGTTTGATTAATAATTTCATACGGTAAATTTACTTATAGAGAAAGGGAAGGGGAAATTTTAAGGCTAACGATACGAAACAATTAAGAGAATGTTCGTTTTTAGACAAAAAGAAAGCGTGACTACTAGGGTAATCACGCTGGAACATCATTCAATTATACTTTTAAAATTTCAATATAGCTGCTTCTATTTCTTTTTTGTCAGAATCTTTTACGTTCCTCAAAGCATTCAGGAAAGGTAAAATTAAAGAGTCATCAACCATGAACCAGACTGGATTTTTAAATAATTTTGGGTATCCGGGATCATCTCCATAGCCATTCCATCTCATTGCCATTCTTCTTTCCCCATTTTCCCAAATACCTATCGCTATAGAAAAATCATCATTTTCAAATACAACATTCTCAACCTTAAAATTACTTGGATTTACATCTTTTGCTTTCATTGTACTATCCTCCATTATATTTAATTAATAATCATAACAAATTTATAGCTGCCAGTTCCTCTGTCAGCGCGTTAATACCTTTCTGAATCTTCTCCAACTGCTGTTTACGGGGTTTGTGTACTCCAGCCGCATAATGCCACAACTGGCGCTCATTAATTCCGGTTATCCGACTCAATGCGGCTTTGGTGAAGATACTGCTGTAATAGTTGATGAAAGTAGCAGCATCTATCTTGAACTTCAAGGTAAACTCTCCCTGCAAAATTTCCACTGGAGCGATGTTCATTTCATTACATGAATCCAGATAAAGTTCAACAGCCTCCTTCATGTTTTTCTCGATTTCCTTCACGTCGTTACCGACAGTAATCACCGGAGCACCTTCAATATAGGCACTAAGATTATTTCCAGCATGTTCTACAATCACTTCTACGGTTTTCATACTGACCTCCTTTTTATCGTTAAACAAAAGAGGCGGGGGCTATTTTAGCCCCGCTTGCCTCAGAATGTTGTAATAAGTGCCTTTCTCAACGCCTTTCTTGCCGTGGTCAGGTACAATAACTACATGACTACCATCAGTGTAAACCATGTGACTGCCTTTCTGCCTCACGAACCAAAAGCCATTTTCAGTAAGCAGCGTTACAACGTCTTTAACTGATTTGTAGCTCATAGCGTTTAAGACTTAATTACGATGCAAATATAGTAAAATAACGAATAATTACAAAGAAGTATTCATGTTTTTACTATGATAAAGAAAATAGCGATACCTCGAAAGATACCGCTATTCAAATAGTCAATATTTTAGATTTATATCATTCTGTTTTGTATTATCCCCGTAAATATTCTGACTGGGTTGTTCTATTCTTCAGATTTGCTACTGGAACTTTTGAGAGAGGAAAGCTGTTTCTGTTTCTCAATGTCGTTCTTCTGCTTCTCAGCCTGCTCTTCCTTGATGGCTTCAATCTCATCCAGAACTGCATCCACGTTCCCCACAAAGGTAATGGCCCGCTGTTGAGACCAGATTTCACCGTCCTTGGCCTTGATAGCTGTGTCTATCTTGTCTTTGATGTCCTCCAGTTTGTATGGCTGCATCTGCACATCCACGTCAATAGTCTCGGAGGCTTCTTCAAGGGTGGAATTCACGGAACCCAACGCGGAGACAAGGAAGTTTACCCGTCGTTGCATGAACTCGCCGACGGTTTCATTCAAATTCTCTACATTAAGGTGGGTGGACATGAACACATAGTCGAAAGTCACACCGGAAACGGCGTTTCCTGTACCCTTCAGGGAGTCGAAAGAGATTCTGGGCGTATTGGTCAGTCCGTATATCTGACTTAACAGCGTCTCCACCTCGAACTTGACAGTATCTGGTACCTGTGACCAGGTAAGATACTGGGCATTTGCTCCCTGCCCGGTCAGCTCGACCACACGGTTCTTGAACTCACCTGAGAAATTCTCCACGTTACCAAAAAGCATGAGGATAGGGAAGAAGTGGTAGTCGATACAGTCTGCATAGTTTGAAAGAAGTTTCTCCAGTCTTACGCGGAGACTCTTTATCTTCTCACAGTACGCTTCCGGACGGTACATATAAATCACCGGCATCTTCTTGAATCCATGAGCAAATGAACCTTTGTCAGTCCAGTTGCTTATCAGCTCCCACTGATAAACCATATCCTTGGTAATGGTCATGAAACAGGTAATCTCTACATCGTTCAGGTCTTTTTTCTTATATTCACGGGATAGGGCCACCAAATCCCCCTGGTCATTGAAGAAAGGGTAGAGCTTGTCGCCACGGAACGGGGACCAGATGGCACTCTTCAGGCGGTACTCAGGCTTAGATTTACCGAAAATTCCTGAAATCTTTCGTTTGAGTTTTGCCCAGAAGCCGTCATCCTTCACCACATACCAGTACTCGGCCACTTCCTGCTCGGCCAGCCATGCCCGGACTACCTTCTTGTTCTGGTATTTCAATTTGTTCTTCTTGAACACCTGCTTCAATGTGGAAAGAAGGCTTTCTTCCGATTCATCCGGCTGGCAATCAAGGACCGGTTCTGTTCCCACGGTGAAGGCTGTCTGAATGTTCACAATGTCCTGCTCGAGAGGAAGAGCAATCCTGTTCGGTTCAACTTCTTTTCTTACTGCCGGCTCAATATATTCTTTCCCGGTTGTCGGGTCTGTAATCCGTTTCTCAGGCTGGGTCGTAATTTTGATTTTCGGGTATTTCTCTTCATCTATCACTATCTCGTGCTTGTTCGGATTCCAGTCGTTGTAAAGAGCGTGAGCGTTTGGTTGCTCGGTCTTTCGTCCTTTCTTCAGATAGTAGATTTTTCTCTCTATTTCAGGTATAGCTAAAATTTCTTCTAAGGTTCTCATATTATTACATTTATTGTTCCAACTTTAAAAGGTAATCCATATTAGTCCAGCCGCCATTAGCCTTTATGCTAATTATTTTCTTTTCTAACAATTTTTTTGGAATTGCATCGTTCAAAACTCCATAACGGTATTCGTATTTTTTATAATCCAACCAACTCACGTTTGGATTATAAATTTCAAACTTACCCCATTCTCCTTTTCTTTCAATGAGAGCTAAGTTTATAAACTCACCAACTGTATGAGGTTTATCCAGTCTTACATCGTAATAAGCTGAACAGTCTCCAGACTCTTCTGAGGTTTGTATAAAGCGTATCATATTCTAAAGTTTAATGTCCAAATATTCCTGAAACGTCTTTAGGTTTCATAATTCTACCGAGAAGTTCTCCCAGCACATAGTAGCGTGCAGCATCTATGCCATGATTATCATGGTCTTCAGGTTCGTTGATGTAGTTTCCATCCTTATCCTTTGCCCATACATAGTTTCTGAACTCCCGTTGAAGGTTATAAGAACGCTTGGTGATGAATATTTCCATTCCCTGCATCTTGTCAATACCGGCATTGACAGAACCTTGTCCTTTCTCTACCGCGTATATTTTAATCCCTCCGTTATGAATCTCCTGGATGAGTCGCGGGTCCGCACTGTCGGCAATCACTCTCAAATTCCACGGGCGTAGCGTCTTTATAATATCCCCAGAAAGTAATCCAGTTCTATAATCCACTTCATCCAGATAAAGCGCATTGTCAATGATTCCACACCGGATAGAAGCCGATGGGTCATTGGTATAACCAAAGTCCTGTCCAATAGCCACTTTCTTGCACCACATGGGGAACTCGTCCACAATACCCCATTTCTTGAACACGGCACCTTCGGCCACGTCCGCCCATCGACCGATAACCACATGAGCGTACTTCTCCGGATTCTTCTCTTTCATTTCCTTGACTTCTCTCAGGAACTCAGGAGAAAGGTTCTCTATATTGTCGAAGTAAGTCGTATGGATATGAAGTACATTCGGATGGGTGGAAATTTGCACCTGAACGCCGTCAATCTCCACCAGCCGGTGAGTATTCTCTATGTATTTCTTGTAGATGAAGTGATTGGAGTCGCATGGATTCATGATAATGATTATCCGGTTTTGAATTCCCTTTTTACGGATGGAAAGCATAATCTTGTCAAACTCTTCCTCACTGGTCCATTCCTCTGCTTCATCACAGACAAAGGTGGTGATACCCTGAATTGATTTCAACTTTGCCGTCTGATTTCCGGAAGAAGTCTTGATACCACGGAACATGATACGACTGCCGGTCATCCGGTTTACAATATCGGTTTTGGTTGTCTTGAAATACTTCGTTGTTCCATCCAAATCTATCTTTTCCATCATCTCTGGAATGATAGACATCCCGGCAGATACCATCGTGTAACGGGTGTATAGAATCTGGTGGACTATCTTCTCTGTGGGAGTCATCTCGAACGTCAGCCGCTCTATGAAGGTAGAAGCGTTGAAAGACTTCCCCGAGCCACGGCCACCGGTAATGAGAATGATAAACTTCTCGCTATCGGTGTATAACGGATGATATATCGCTTGGGGTACAATCATTTCAGTTTGTCTTTAATCCATGAGTCAATAGAAATTCCGTGGTCAATATCCTTTGGAATATCTGCATCTTCGTCCTGACGGCGTTCAATCTTCCTCCATTCATCGTCGTGATGATACAGCCAGACAGACATGGCCTGAAGATTTGGAGCCAGCTCGCTTTCACTTACCTGAAGTTCTTCTTCGCCGGTCAGGTTTCCGTCCAGGTCTTTCAGCTTCCTTACTACAGTGCTTTTTGTCTTGATACCACCTAAAGCTACAGCAAGGAACTTGGCACGTACAGCTGCAGTGATGGTCGCACGCCCGCGCGCTAATACTTCGCATAATTCAGAGTGCTCATTCTTCTTCTCACAGAACGTTTGGGGAGCCAGGCCTAACGCAAAAGCGATTTCTCTGTCCGTGAATCCCTTTTTGGCATACGTCTCCACCTGAGAGAGGAACTCCTCACTCTTGTAATCAAATTTTGGCTTTCGTCCTGTATGTTTACTTTTTTGAGATTCACTTTTCATAATCAATCATCCGTTATTGTTACCCATATAAATGCGGCGAGAAACAGGCTTATCACCATAAATATCAATTCCTCTCTTTGAGAAATAGCTGTCTATCCTTGCCGCATATCTTTCCATTATCGACTTCGTTCTGTCTCTTATACTTCTTTGTCTGTCTGTACCAAGCCCGTATTGCCTTCCGGCGTTGTACATTATTCGTCTTGACTGTTGATACAACTGACTATATGTTTTTCTTCTGACTCGGCTTTCCTCCTAAAATTTCATGTTGTCATTCAATTCTTTCTATCTGTTCATCGAATACCTCACCCTTGATAAACTTGGAGTAGGGGTCGTAACCGAACCTTTCACAGAAGGCTGCCTTAGCTTCGAACGTGTCAAAGGAAAGCATCAGATAAGCGTCCATATCCTGGGCCTGCTTTTGGGCTGCATTCTTCACCTGCAGCTTTACTTCTTTCATGTGAGCTACCTTTTCAGCTCTTTCCATCTGCTTGGCGGCTTTCTCAGCTTCTTTCTGCTCTGTGACAGGTGCCATCATATCCTCCAAAGCATCGGCAACAGAACTTTCTTCTTCTGTCTGGAGAAGAAAGTCACAGCCTATCATATTCAAATCAGCGGCCGTTAATCCAGCATCCTGGTAATCTATATCCGGAACCAACCGGGCCAAAGCATCATAATCCCATGAACCTTGTGCGTTAGGATTGTTCATAAGGATGTTCAATTCCTTCTCTTGTTTCTCGTCCACGTCTATGACATCGACACGGATGCGGTAGTCGTTATCGGGAAACTTCTGCAACTCGTCCATGACGGACAGACGCTGGTGCCCACTGACAACGGTCAAGCCTGTACGCTTGTTTACCACGATTCCACCCACCAAGCCGAACTTCTTTATTCCACGCTTCAATGTCTTCCGACTTTCGTCTGACAGCTTACGGGGATTATATCCGGCAAAGTGAATGGCGGAGCGGTTAAGTTCCACCGATTCACTCTTTATGTATTTGCTCAGTTCCATATCATCCGTTTACATTAGCGAATCGGCCTGTACCAATCCGAGTCGTTCTATCCCTCAATTTCCCTGATGAATCTCTTGCTCCAAGAAGTCCCATTCCTCGAACCCTTCTTGCTTGTGCGGCTGCTTGTGAAATTCTTGCAGCTCTATTACTTCCATCTGCATACCGTTGTGCTCCTTGTAGCTGAGCTCTTAATCTTGCAGCTTGAGCATTAATATCATTTAAACTTTTTCTTCTGACTCTGCATTCCTCCTATTAATTTTGTTTGTTTTTATGTTCCCAAAGGATTCTCTCAGCCATCGGGAACACCTTGTAAATTCTCTGTAAATCCTGCGGGTAGTTCTTCTCCAGCCATAGCATACAATCCAGATTAAAGCCTACACCCGAACTGGCCTTTAGCGAATATCTGACAGGCTCCGGAAGGCTGTTCTGCTTCATGTAAGATAGAATGTCTTTCTGTGTCCAATCGGCCAGAGGATAGCACATTCCGTTGTTCTCATACCCATTGGCTTCATAGCCTTTCAGCATCAAGCGGCGGTTCATGCCATCGGCCTTCTTCATGCCCAGGAAAGTGTAGTAAAGTCCATATCTGAGCTGCATGGCCTTCACCACATCGGCCAACTTCAAAAGCTTCACTTTGTGGTTTGGCACACAATACAGGCCACCGCGAAGAATGTAGGTAAGGTTCCAGTGGGGTACCTGAACAAACTCTATCTTCGGATATTTGGCTTTTACCCATCCAATCCATCTTTCGATGTGCTCTAAACCTTTGACAAAGTACATGAATATGCAGACTATTCTATCAAACTTCGGATAGATCATGTCCAGCAATACCAAAGAATCCTTACCCAGCGACAGAAACAGCAAAACCCCGTCAGTATTCTGTCTGACGAGGTCAATATGGCTGTATGTCCTTTCTTGCAGTGTCATTATCCGCCACTCATACCAAGTCCTGTGCGGACATTATAATACTGCTGTCTTCGGGTGATAAATCTGCCACCCTGAGAGAGACCACCATTCTCTGTGGTCAAACCTCTACGGCCACCACGGTAGCCACCAGTTGAAAATGTGCTTCTGTTTGTTCTGACTCAACGAAAATTTAAAGTGTTAAACATGCTTTTCAATAATTCTGCCAAGGTCATAAACGACCTGTGCTGCCAGATATATCTCACCCTGATAGGTGTATTCAATCAGATTGTGATTTTCATCTTCAAACAGCTCTATCTTTGCATCCTTGACTTCTACCAGTGCGCTGGCTCTATCTTTATTGTAGCCTACAAAAAACTGGATAGCATCGTAATGCTTAGGCTGTAACACACCGTCTTTCTCGACACAATAGCCATCAGCGTCAAGCTGGCAGTATTTCTTCTGTGTTGTAGGCCTGATTTCTCTGAATTCTTGTGTTTTCTTGCCTGACAAGATTTCGTCAAAGAACTTCTGTTTGATGATAAGTGTAAGTATTTCCATAATCGTGTAAAGTTTAAATGTTAGTTGCGGGTGATGGATTCGAACCACCGGCCTTCACCAAGTCAAAGTGACGAGCTGACCACTGCTCTAACCCGCGATGGTATCTATACAAAGATACCCCATTATGAAGACAATTTTGAATAACGATTCAACGCATACGAAACAATTTGCTAATTGTTTGATAATAAATCAGGGTCGTGTTTATTGATGATGCTTTCAACAATTTCTTTTGCACATTCTATACCTGATTTATACCCTCTGGCATAGTCTGTTCTTGTAGACAAGTAGCTGGTATCATTACCCAGCCACTCTATTATTTCTTGCAGGATTTCTTTCTCTTTCATAGCCGTATTATCCGTTTACAACTTCTGGTATCTTATAGTAGTCACTCTTTGTCGCTCTGCCTTCGGTCAACCAGCCTATACCTACCCAGCATTTTATTTCACCGTCATGAATCACTCTGTAACCTGCATCCACAACCGCCTTGGGTGGGTTCACGCTCATCTTGATGCTTCTTACATCAGATGCTTTGACTGTCAACTTTTCTTTTTTCATAACCATCTTAAATTAGAATAATACACACCGTTCAATTTCGTATAATCACCATACAGCTTTACTTTGCCTTTGTACATCATGGCGAACTTAGAACTGCCAGCGGCAGCCATCATCATGGATTCTGTCACTTTTGATTCATACCCATATTTCATTACAAGGGGATAAACTTGCCCTCTGAAGAAGATTTCGCTGTCTGTCATATCATTTACTGACTGAATAGGCAAAACGCCGTTATGGGCAAAATAAACGCCATTCTCGACAAACGGGTGACAGTTCTTTCTGCATTTAGAACCGTGTGTAGCCAGTCTCATGTGAATGATACATTCTTCTTCAATGCCAACCTCTGAAAGATGGGCCAGAAACCTTTGATAATTCATTGACTTGTATCTGTGCTTAGAAGAGACAAAACCGTAACCGTCATGATTGATTCTCTGAACCTTATTTAAGGTGTCCAGCGTTGGCATCTGGACACCTTTGGGTTTATATATTATACAACACATATTTGATTGATTTTAACCGTGTGAGGCTCATGCAAGAACCTCAGCACGTGATTTGAAGAATGATTTTTCTTTCTCTGTCAAGAAAGGTATCTCGTCGATTGAAGTTACCTCTGAACTCAATACGTTCTTCTTTGACCACGCTACCAGCTTGGCACAGAAATTCACCCAATTAGAGATTTTCTCGAAGTCTGTAGACCCTTGATGCTGTCTGAACTCGATGGTTTGATGGCGGGCATAAGAACAGGCATTAACCTTGAAATATCTGCTGCCGTCCATAATGTTTAGAACATCATGCTTTGTCATGCAATATTCAAAACTCATGCCTTGAAGAGTTCTGCACCACTGGCTATTGTTTGCTCGTCTTGATCGTGCCATGAAAGTATCAATCACTCTCTCTAACTTCTGATAGTTCTTGAATACGTTGATATAAGCCTCGTCAGACAGATTTGCAGCCCCTATATGTACATGCAAGCCTGTTGATATATTAACTTGTGCACCCGCTTCATTCAACGCTTTACAGCAAGTCTCTAAACTTTTCATGCCAGCCTTACCTGTGAGAACCGGTGAAACACATTCGATAGGGTTGTTACCTCTGATAGAAGAATCAGAAACAAACTTGTAGTAGTGGTTGTTGTCAACGTGGTTGTAACCTTCATAACGAAAAGGCATTTCATTTCTTGTAGCACATTCACGCATAAGGCTGGCAGCTACCAAGCATTCAATCTCAACCCCAAAAGTGAACCTGTGTGTCTCTCTGACAGGTTTAGGCAGTTCAGCCATAAGCAACTCTACTTCGTACTTTCTCAAACCCAACTTGACGAAAGCTGATTTCTTTGCTGACTTAGAACCTTTCATGTTCTTGATTTCTTCTACTTGTTCTTTTAATGTCTTCATAATCGTGTGTATTGAAAATTGATAATCGTGTGTATTTGCAGGGCTTTTGCCCTGCTTGTTGTTTATAAAGTTGTTTCTATTACCTTGTGAAGTTTTTTAATATCGTATGCACCTGTACTGCAACCCATATTTGTCGCTGATTTAACAGCGAACTCAAGTGCTGCCATAACTTCTAAACTTGCACCTATAGCTTCATTCTTAGCTTTCTCATACTCACGTGCATTAACTGTTGTTTCTTGAACCTTTTCAGCTTCTTGCACTCTTTTAAGAGATTCATTGATAATTCTGATTTGAGCCTTGATTTCTTTGATGTACTCACTGCTAATAGTCTTCATAATCGTATGTGTTTTAATTGTTATTCAAATTATATTTTGACTTTCTGATTGCAAATATCAAACTTTATTTTGAATAAACAAAACTTTTAGAAGAAATTTTTCAAATTATTTTTTGATATTATTCTTTGATATATCTACTTATGATTTGAAAAATGTTCCTATATTTGCATCAAACTATAATTTGAATAATATGCTTAGAGTACAAGAGATCTGTAAGGAGCAGGGAATAACCATGCAGGATTTAGCAAAGAAGATGGGAGTAACTTACCAGGCTTTATATGCTGCTGTTTCCGGGAATCCGACCATTGGAAAGTTAGGAGATATAGCTAAAGCACTGGGGATTAATGTCGTTGATTTGTTTGAAGGAAATTCACAAGATTTCGAAGTGAACGGTTATGTGAAAGTAAAAGGAACTCTTTATGAGGTTCACTCATTTGAGGATTTAAAGAAGTTATTGGAGTTAAATGTTTAACAAACAAAAGAATATAGCATTATGAAAAAAATTTTATTTATGATGGCTGTTCTATTTTTAGCAAATACAGCCAATGCACAAACTAACAAACAAGAAGAATCATCCAAAAGCGAAACGGTTCAATTACTGCAAAAAGATGGTGTACTTTTGCGCAAAGACTTTTACGACATAGGGAAAGTAGGAGGTGTAACATTCCAGAATATTATTATAACTGACATGTCAACAGGAGAAAAGACAGGAGCTTTACGTCTTGAAACATATTATTATTCATCTTCTTTAGGAACTGATACTTATATTGGAACCCTTGATTTTGACGAACTTGAAGGCTGTATAAAATCTTTAACATATATAAAAGACAATGTGATTACTTCATTACCTGAAACTTATACTGAATGTGAGTATAAAACTAAAGATGGTGTAAGCTTAGGGGCTTATGTCAGAACAACTAAAAAAGAAAGAGATTGGCGTATATACATTCAAACTCGTAGTTATACAAATCGCTCTCAAGAATTTTTGAGTCCTGATAAATTAGTAGAAGTTATATCACTATTAAATAAATCATTAGAGAATCTAAAAGCTCATTTATAATAAACACGAAGCCGGAAGCATAACGCTCCGGCTTTTTACTTGATTAGTCCTTTGTTTTTCAACCTTTCTATAATTTGGTTGTAAAGATACTCTATATCTTGCCGGAAATCCTTATACTGCTGGTAGATAAAGGAAACATCTGCAATATTGTTTGATATTACACATGGGGAGACATCAGGGAACACGCCGGAAATTTCTGCCCGGATACCGTTCGGCAGCCGTCCGCCGGCAAGCACACTGGGGGCGAACAAGAACAACACGATAAAGAGGAACTTCTTTCGCTGGGTGACGCTATCTGGATTGGGAGGACAGGCCATTCCAGAGAGAATCTCCTTAAACCATTCATAAATCTCCGGAATGAGAGAAAAATCGGTCAGGATGGGGGAGGATAACTCCTGCTCACGTTCAGATAACCTTGATTTCTGTTCACGTATTGATTTCAACTCCACGATTGATGAAAATTCTTTTGTCATAGCACGATTTATTTAGTTGGAAATTCTTATATTTGCATCAAAATCGTGTGGGGGAGTTGGCTTCTAATCGTGTGGGCTGGCTCCCTTTTTTATTTTATGCCAAGTGATATGCGTTCAGGATGGCGAAAGCGTAGATGATAACCGTAACCAGACTGTCCAGGAACACCGCCCATGCTCCCAGCTTTTGAGTCTGACTGAAACTCATGGCCAGGACAATGAGGAAACATACCCATTGACTTGAGAACAATCCTATACCCAAAAGCAAAAGCCCGACGGTATCCATGAACAATGCAACATGGAGCCACGGATGCGCCATCAGATACCAGCTTTTTGCTGTCTTATCCAGCTTCTGAAAGACTTTTACATGTCGGTACAGGGATTTACATCTAAACAGCTTCGAAAACTCATACAGGGCTTGCAGAATGATTAAGGCGTAGAATGCGTGTTTCATGGTCAGTAGCTTTTATCTCCGTGCTTATACGGACGAAGTTCATTATATTTCATCTTCTGCTTGATGTGCCAGAAGATGTCGATATTTCTGTCCCGACAGAAAGCGAATATCTCATTTAGGAGGATATATAGTTCATCCCGGTAGAAGTTGTCGGTGACATAGACGCAAATTCTAAACATGGACTCCGTGAAGGTCATATCAGAATAATCTTCCGTATCGCTTCCTTCGTAGTCAAAGCTATCCAAATCATATCCTCTCAATCCAGCCAAATCCAGCAAACGGATGCAGGCGTCGGCAAGTTCATCCTCCACACTGTCTTTGATGTCATGTTTGAAAGCGTACATAAATTCTTCATCATCCCGTCTCCTCTGCTTCATATAATATTCAAAAATATCCCGGTTAGTATGTTTCTCACTTCGGTCAGCTTCCACAGCTTCCATTAATTCGGATATGACCAGGCAAAGGAAATGTTCGTTGCTGTATTCTTCTTCGTGCCATCCGTGCTTCACTGCGCACCGGTAGGCTTTATCTCTTAATTCGTTTAGGTTCATTTTGTTTCTTCTATATTATACTCCCAAAAACTAAGTTTCCCTTTCACATTCATAATCGGTTTATCAAAGAGTATTGCATCCTTCAGTACCCAGTTCCAGCAGCCTTTTTCGGCCCATACTGAAGGATGGTTCTGTACGCAGTCGGATATAACCACGCTGCCGATGATGGCACCATTCGGAAGATACTCATTATCTCCGTAAAGTTTATTCTTGTGAGGAAATACTCTCTCTAACTGCGTTTCTGTTAGTGCGCTCCATCCCTCCTTGACTGTAGTCTTTGAAGCATGAATCAACACCCTTTGTCCGATGTACTTCTGAGGACACTTCCAAGTCCGGTTTTCGATGTCTTTGATGCCGTGAGCGATTAGGCTTGCCCACGGCTGTTTGATGGATATTGCTTTCATTTCTTATAACTGTCATTGATTTTTTTGCACTCATTGTATATATCTTTTGGAACAATGACATATCCTTTCATATCAAAAGGTTGCAAGTCGTTTCTTCTCCAATATCTGTCGAGTACATAACCAACATATAGTTTGTTTGTAGCATTAACTTTTAGACCATAGAGATATAATGCAGTTTCCTCAAGATATTTTTTTTGTATATACTGGACTGATGCTATCTCAGAACAAAGTTCACACCCTTTATATAAAAGTGTTTCTCTGATAACATCATGTCCGTTTATTTCATCATACTTCTCGATAGTCTTTATATCGACTCTGTTTTTATCTTCTATTGTTTTCATTGCTTTCCTTTGTAATATTCAACAATAGTATTATTTAATGCTTCAATAAGATTGAATGTCAGAGTGGCTGGCATTTCATTTGTATTCATCTTCTTGATGTACACCTGACCATTCCTGTATTCAAGAACAGTATCAAGTTCTATTATTACATTTTCTTCATTCATTGCTTATCATCTGATTTTGGTTTATATTCATCAGTTTCTTCATCATAATCATAACAGTCTGGACAATAGTCTTTTCCGTCTATTTCGGTCCATCCATCTTCATAAGCGGCATCTGCTGCATAGCTTTCATCAGCCCATGCACAAAATCCTCTATCTTCATCCACATATGCCTTTCCGCATCCATCACATACACATTGGTACATATCTACTTTTCTTATCATAACTTAATCCTCCTCAATTTGCTGTTTTAATTCTGCAATCTCTTTTTTTAATCCTTTGTATGTTTCATCCCAATCCTTATCAGCAAGAAGATAACCTACCCTTACAGCACTTTGCGCCCCATACAGATAAGCTTTTGATAAAGCTTCTTCCATCCATTCCTGAAAGTGATTTAAATCCTTACATGGATAAATAATTCCTTTGCATTCCATCATTTTTTTTGCAAAATCATGGGCATCTTTCTGATACCCTTTATCATCCATTACATTTGGTAATTGTTTTGGCATCATATTTATTTCTCCTCCTTTTACTTTTATCGGTTACAAATCTCATTCATGGCTTCATTCCATGGAATCTCCCCAAGGTATTTCAAGCAGGCATCCCAACCAGCTAAAAATCCCTCGCTAAACTCATCTGCACAGCAATCTTCATCACAGTCATGTGCTATGTTATCGCCATCGCAAAATCGACAATAAGCACGTTCTCCACAAGCATAATCCCCGTTACACTGATAATGAGCGTGTACTGCATCTCTTAGCATCTCTTCTTTCTTATCCATTATTTTTGTTTTTGAAACCTGAAACATCATCATTAATCAATTTCAACAAAACTGACTTCAGTTTTATCTTCTCTCTTCTTGGCTTCACAATTACCGACAAAGCGTTTTACCTCCCTGCAATTCTCCATGAATTCATAGAAAAAGCAGTTTTCACACCCTGATTCTTTGCGTACCTCCAGTTTTGTCCTTCCTAACTGGAAGGATTCTCCAAGTTTAAAATCTTTCACCATAATTTTTCACAAATGATTTAGCTGAATTATTAAGATACGACTGCCAGCATCCATTAAATCTTGACCATCTAAAACCGTGTTTTTTCAACTCATCCCTTAACGATTGATCAGGTTTACAATCAAAGAATAGCTGTAATCTGTTTTCCGGATAGTTCTCAACAACTTTCACATCACCGATGCAATATTCCTTGTTTTCCATGCTTTTAAGAGTCTTTGCCTTCTCAAGCTGTTGTTTAACTCTTCGAATATTGGCTCCGTTATTCGTAATTGAGCATGAAGCAAATCCAATCTCACCGAAACAGTTAGGCTCAAAAAGTTTTCTTACCTGGCTTTCGGTCAATCCAAGTCCGACAAGTTGTTCATGCTTTTCCAATTCAGTGATTTTCTTTGAACGGATAATCTTGTTTGCAGACTTCATCAGTTCCTGAACTCTTTCAAGTTCCTTCAGCTTGTTTTCCAGCTTCTCAACTGCATTATCATCATCAAGGTAAATAGAAGTGTTGTTCTCCACGGCTGAGGCTTTTTCAGCCCAATATTCAGACTTTTCCGTGTGTTTTACAGACTGTCCCATGGTGTTCCATATTTTCTCACGGTATCTCCTGTCTGCTGCACCGTGTACCGGTTGTCCAAAAGGGATTGCTTCACTCATTTTTGTACTTCTCTCATAGGCATTTCTTGCCTTTTCCGCTGATTTTTCTGAGAGGTCACGGTATCTCTCTGCGCGAACGCGGTTACGTTCATCTCTGTCCATAATATAAAAAAGTTTGGTTTGACTTTTATTTCTTTACATCAGTAAAGTTAGTGATTTTCAGCGATTTTTACAAACGTAAACTTCGCCATTTTACTTGCTTTTTGAGTTTTTATCCATCATCTTTTCCTTCATAAACTTTGCTCAATCAATTCCGGATTGTCGTATATATTACCAATGACTTCCCAGTTAAGTTTTCCGTTCACAACATGATTACACAGAGCACTTATACATTTATATTCAGGGACTGTCATGCCAAAAGCTCCATTATTAAACAATACCTTTCGATAATACTTACGCCCTTTGTTGTCATTTCTTTCACCAATACACATTAAAATGTCACCCTCATAAATCTCTTTTCCGTTTTTGTCATGCAATCCTGTGAACTGGCCTATTGTTCCCTGTTTCGTGAATATCGGTCTATCACTGCAATAGCTTAGATGATGTCCGTCTAAGTCCACTTCATCAAATCCGACTATATGACTTTCGTTCCCAACCTTTACAAGTGAGCCGTAAACCCACTCATTTGTGACTTCTGATTTTCCTCTGAATATTATCTCTCTGCTCATGATTCATTCCTCCGTATTAGGTATTAAGTCCTCAATGTATGCAAACTGTATCAGTTTGTCATAGTGGCACATTTCTTTCCATTCATAACCGCAAAAAACATCTATACGATACTTTATTTTTAAATCTCCAGTAATGTATTTTACAAGGGCATATTTACCTGAGATTGGTGTTTCGCTTGCATCATGCCATACGCTATTGATGCGCCAGTCTGCACCATTTTCAAAAGCTGTTTCCAAATCGTCTTGACCGATATGTCCACCGCCTGAATAGGCTATATTTGCTATTCTTTCAGCGTTTTCAGCTTTAGCTTTCTTTATATCTTCCTTTGTCATTATAAAGTCTCCTTTCTTTTAAGAGTGTTTCATCGAAATGTGGTAGTGGCTTCCATGCTATAACTTCATCTTTATTGTTTGTAAGCGACCAGTGCCATTTTTTGTTGTCCTGATTTGAAGAATCATGAGGAATACGCTTCATGATGCAAATACTTATCCGGTTTATTCCACGCTGAGCAACCAATACACGTACGTTCAGTTCAGGAAGCCGTTCATCAACACTTATCCAAGATGACTGATTTTTATACCATTCTGCGCCTTCCATGAAATCGGCCATACAGACTTGTTCATTACCAGCTCTCCAAAGTGGACGACAAGCTTCTTTGGCATATTCTTCTGCCGCCTTTTTAATGTATTCTTTTGTCATAATTTTTTTAGTATAAATCCTTATAATCATTCATACTACCCCAATAACCATATATTTCTTCATCACTCTCACCATTAAGCCGAGCTCTTTCTATTTCTTTATTCATGCTATGTGAAAGACCAGTCAAATCTCCTGAAAGACTTTCGAATGACGAACATTCTTTCGTACTATTTCTACGTATTCTGTGTGTAATGTATTTTTCAATGGTGTTGAATATTGGATTATCCTTTTCAGACATTCTTAAAGATATATATCCATAATTGAATGTAAATGGAGTATTTAACTTTTCATATGACTCTCTGTCTTTTATATGCTTATACATCATTTCAACCGGAAAAGTCATTGGCAAGCGTTCCTTCTTAATCATTATGGCTATCGCGTCATATAAATCCTGTTCTTCATCTGTCAACTTAAACCATTCTATATTTTCAAAACACCACATAATATAACCTATATGGGTAAGTATGATATATTTTATATCTTCCCCTTTATATTTTCCAAAAGTCATTTGTCTATCTTTTGTCATACGCTCAATATCTACTTAATAGTTCATAGAATTTTCGTTTCTTCTCAATGTATTTCAATCCGTTGCGTCTTAGTCCTCTCTTAGTCTTTGCTACTATCATGCAATCACTTCCAACTCCTATGTATATGCAATCTATGTGATGTGCATGATTTTGCTTCATTGCTGTTTTTATAGCTAAGTCACAATATCGGTAACTATCATTCTGTACACCTTCATAACCTTTGCTCATTATGAAGTGTCCGATTTCGTTTGCTTCTTCCTCTGAATAAGCAATGGTAAATATTTTCTTCATATACTTCTCCTTTCCACCTATCCCAGCAGCCACCACATGACTGCCAGAAACAGGTAATACAATTTCGTTTTCATTTATTATTCAAATCAGATTTAATGCTTCAAACACTCCTTCGCTGAGTGCTTCTTCGTAGCTATTATATTTTACATTCTTTCTGTCAGAAAGTCCTATCAAATTGTGATTTGGGATTGTCAGTATTTCGTACAGCCAGTAATCTTCACTCATATAAATCACTTCAACATGAAGACCTTTGACTGACCTAAGCCACTTCTGTGCTTCATATAAAGTTGGCCGCGAATATGCCGTAAGCCTGTTGAAGTTATCAGCAATACTTCTGAACTTTATAAACCCTTCTAACGTGTAGAACGAGTCACATGGCAAACAATAACCTTTTTCTTTTAGTAACTTTGCCACTTCAAGGCTAACGTAATCTTCTGTATTCATACTTTTTTGTTTTTAAATGTTTTCTGTATTTCACTGGTATAAATCGTTTGAGTTCCGGAAGCGAAGTAGAAACAATGTGCATCCATGCGTTCCACCTTTGTCCGTCATGGTCTCTTGACGGTATCGAGCAGATTTGTCCGTAACAAGTTCCGTTCTTTCCTTCAGCCTTGCATTTCACACAGCACCCTTCACATTCGGATGAAAGATGGCAAAGGATGCAAGCCTGTTCTTTACTAATTCCATAATCCAGATTTAAGGACAATTGAGTTTCTTTCATTGATTATTTCTCCTTCTTTCAACTAATAATTCCAACCGTTTCTCACACTCAGCACACTCGATTTTCTTGCGCTCAAACTTCTCCCGGAACTTAACAAGCTCCTCATCCGTGTTCTCATCAAAGAACATGTTATTCTGGCGGTTGTGCTCTATGTATTCATTCATCCTGCGTTCTGCTTTTGTTATCTGGGCTTTTGTAGACATCAGTTTACTAAGGCAACCGTTAACATCCATAGATTCTCCAGAACGCTTGTCATAGAAGTACAGGCTTGTAGATACAATCTGTTTGGGGTATTGGCACTGTAATTTCGCCATCCTCCATCTGATTACCCATTGGTACCGGAAATATATCTCACGGGGAAGATTGTAGTGATATAAGCTTACTTGTTTTTCTTCATATCCGTAGTAAATAGTTACTTCAACCCATTGCTCAATCTTCAGTTCCCTTTCAGCTTTGGCCAAATCCTTAGCCATCTGGAACCAGTCATCCACACTTTCCTGCTTTCCCATATCATTTAAATTTCAATTCAAGTTGTGAGTAAGGTTCTTTATACCCAGGATTTGAAAATAAGAAAGCCTTTCTCAATGCCTCGAAGATTCTTTCACTCATGGCCTTAGAAACATTGTTCTTGTCAGCTTCTCTGTTAATCAGCAAGCATCTTTGAAGGCTACCATTTATCGGCTTCTCGTCGAGGAACAGGCTGTACTCAGTAAATATCCGGTTCTGACGTTTACCTTCCTTTTCTTCTTCATCAGTCTGGTACCGTTCAAATACGGTGTCTTGAAGTGTTCTTAGACACCTTTGTCCACGATCACTCCTGCATCCCAGCATTTCGTTTTCGAACATTACTGACAAAGCACGCTTCTTACGGGCATTGCCTATTCTGGCCCATCCATAATAGACTTTTAGCTTTCCCATGACTTAAAATAGATTTTGTTGCACAATAATTCCTTCAGACGTTTTAATCTCTCCAAAGCATTCTCTCCGAAATCTTTTCTCTTGTTCATCGAAATATTCCTTGTCTATTTCGGTACCATAGAAATCGAACCCCATCCGATAAGCTGCTATTCTGGAACTTCCACTGCCGAGGTGCGTGTCCAGTATTTTGTCACCAGGTTTAGCAAATTTTTCAAGAATCCATTGATAAAGTTTGATAGGTTTCTGGGTAGGATGGATTTTTGATTCTTTATTGTTACCTCCGCGACTTGAAAGATGAATGATAGATGCCGGACAATCAAAAGAAGTCCAAGCAAGTTCAAACTGGGAAAAATTCTTCCAAGGCTGCATTTTATCCCAGCACAATATCCCGCGTGTAGGTGGTAGAGAAAAATAGTTGCCTCCCCATATCACTTGATTACGGCTTATTCTGAATAGTTCTTCGAAATACTCTTTTGAGGGAGGATGACAATCCCAATCGCATTGCATAGTATTCAATGCCCGGTTTTTAAGTTTTCCAGCTCCTTGATTAAAGCGTTTCCTTTTCAGCCTTTGAGCTATACTTTCGCCATTGTATCCTCCATGTCTACGGTTCATGTTGCTACCCATTGACATGTTCGGGGCATTTATTCCGTATGGAGGGTCGACCACTGCTAGCTCAAAGAACTTATCTGGTATGTTCCGCATGTATTCCATGCAGTCCATGTTATGTACTTCACTAACCATTTTATGCAACCTTTCGTTTTCTGATAATCTCCTTACAGATAGCCTCACAAAGCACACGGGCCATATTCACCTCAACGGCATTACCGATAAACTTCTTCTGGTCTGACTGGGGACCAATCAATACATAGTCTTCAGGAAATCCCATTATTTTCTTGAGTTCTGCTATCCGAAGCATACGCATCTTGATGTCGATGATGCCATACAAAGCCATAAACTCCTTAATCTTGATTGTCATCGGACTGTCATCAGGTGTAACCTGTATGCCGATACCTCCTTCAACCTCTACCAGATAAGGCGGCATTTTGTCCATGCGGGCTATAAGCGTGAAACATGGGTTGTTTACAGAACCTCCGGCGCTGGCAAACTGAGGATTCATAAGGTAATGCCATTTGCGGTTGGCTGTGATAGTTTGTGATGGTTGCTCAATGCTGCTTCCAATATTCGAGAAAGCTGTATTCATTATCCACGGCTTGCAGCTTACCATATTGAACTTAGGCACCGTGGTTACTGTACCAACTGGTTGCTCAATGGATGTAGGTTTCCCGGTACCGTACTGGTTATCTATGAAAACAGAATTTACCAATGCCAACCTGTCTTTAGTCGTAACCGTTGGGGCTGGAAGCTCGACCGAATGGTTGTGACCGTTTCCGTAGTAGGCCGACACGAAAGCGTGGTGGTCTTTGCAAGTGATTGTTCCGGCAGGACTTTCCACAGATATGTTCTTGCTATCCGGCTGGCCGCTGAATTGCTTGGAGAGGAAGTTTACCTTTGCCAATGCAAGCCGTCCTTGTGTTGCCACAACCGGACATGGCTCGTCAACGCTTGGTGCCTGGTATTTCCCCGTCCGACTCATAGAGTTATACTTTACAATAAAAGCCTCCTTACCTCCAGCCACGAACTTAATCAGTCCGGCATAGATGCGTTCAAGAGTTTTCTCGGCCAGCGGCTTCTTCCGGCAGAAGATACTTTCCCCTTCATCGGAGAAGTCCAGCACATCCTTGACAGGCTTCCACTTCTCCAGCCGACAGAACATATCGTTTTTCCCATCCTTGCAGTGTGTCGGTTCTGGGAATACAATAGGCAGACCACGTTTGGCGAAGATACCGAAGAACCGCTTACGAGTTGTATAGGCACCATAATCGGCAGCGTTCAGGATTCGCCAGTCAAAATCATAACCATACCGCTTCACATTCCGTTTCCACTTCTCATAGCATCGTCCTTTATCCTTGCTGATAGGATGTCCATGTTCATCCATATCTCCCCAGCTCATAAACTCTTCCACGTTTTCGATTTGAATATAGTCAGGGTTTATGGCTTCAATGTAGCGGAAAAGATGTTCGGCCAGTGTCCGGCTGTCTGCATCGCGAGGTTGTCCGCCTTTTGCCTTGCTGAAATTGGTACATTCCAGCGAAGCCCATAGAACTACATACGCATCCGGATATTGCATTTTCATCTTCTCTACATGCGCGACCAGTCCTGAAAGCTCCAGCGTTCGGATGTCCTCTGTGAAATGAAGCGCGTCCGGATGATTTGCCGCATGGCTGGCGATGGCATTAGCATCGTGATTTACACAGGCTATTACTTTTGCGCATTGTTCATCTGCGTAGCGTGCGTTTTCTACTCCGGTACTGGTTCCCCCGGCACCGCAGAAAAGGTCTATATAGAGTAACTTTATCATATCAGTTCCATCTTTGAGGTCGGTTGTTGATTCTCTCCAAGTAAGCGGCTATCTTCTTCTCCGCATCCTCACCGTTGCGGACGAAAATTCGCGTCCGTGTCTTGTCGCCTGGGATAGCCACATACTTTCCATGTTTCTCCAGTTCCCGATGCTGGGCGATTTTCAGTTCGGTTCCAGAAGGGTTCTTCTCCAAATCCACTTTACGTGGAAGCATTCGGTCATTTTCCGTTATCATTTTGCAAGATATTTGTTGATTATGTTACTCACTACAAGTCCGGCTTCATCACACATCCCGGCAAAGTTGTCAGACAATGAAGCGTTTTTCTCTTCATCGGGTATTCGTACTATGCTTCTCAGTTCTTTCAGTACGCGCTTTACCTGAAAAACTACCTGAGCATCTATTCCGTTTGATTCAAGTTCTGACTGGAACTCCAGTGCCGCACCCTCAAGTAAGTCTGAATAGATGAACAGCTTGTGCATCTTGCGAAGCATTTCTACCTTGAACTCCGGGGTATAGTCCTGAAGAAGTTCTCCCAAAGAATGCGGTTCCAGCTCTCTTTCAAGGGAGTCAATCTTGTTCTTGATTTTCTGTGCTTTGGCAAAGTTCATGGATGAAATCAAGGCGATATACTTCTTTCTTAGCTCATTGAGCTTTCTTTCTTTCTGATTCTTGTCTTGTCATTTCTCTACTTTTCTGATGATTAAATACTTTGGCTCACCCTTGCGGAGATTGCTTAATGTCTCTTCGTCAACCTCTGCCTCTGTGAGTCCGTTCACGTTCATGTATTGTGGGAGACGGTATTTCTCACGTAACCTCCTGATCAGGTTCCAGTCACGAGTTACCCAGTTGATTGTGATTTTCATATCATTTTCTCAGGCTTTCACCGCTGAAGAGGACGGTTTTCGTTATCGCCCTCAGCCGGTCAATGGTTCTTTCCCCATATTTCTCTCTCAGCTCGTCTATCGTGAGGTTGGTGGTCAGGATGAGAAGCCTTCCCTTCTTCTCGGCTTCGTCTGCCAGCTCAGCGAATGCAAGCCTTTTTTCGCCGTATTTGACGCTTAAATTCTCTGTCCCTATATCGTCAACGTAGATGATGTGTTTCTGCTTCACGGTGTCCAAATCAGCGTTCATCTGCTGTGCATCGTAACAGCTTACCACCTTGCGGCAGTAATGGTTAAGAACCAAAGGAAGAATCTTTCCGCAGATAAGGGTCTTTCCGCGTCCGCAGTTGCCGAAACACAGAAGTCCGCGACCTTCATTGCCGGCCAGCCAGCCTGCCACTTCTTCGTACTCAGGAAGCCATCTGGCATTTTCTCCAGTGAAGTACCTGATACCGGCCCAGAGAACTCTTTTTGCATCCGGAACGGTTACCTGTACGATGTTAGGAATAGGGGAGAAGCCCGTATCTTTAAGCCGTTCGATTGTCTGTTGAAAATTTATCTGTTCCATGTTTACCAGCCTTCCTTGTATTTTTCCGGTGAATTATCCTTCAGAACTATGCCCACGTCTGTTTTTGGAGGCACTTTCTCACGACTGGCCCAGGTTGCCAGCCGTCTTGGAAGCTCCCAGGTCTTTTCCAGTTCATAGCGCATCTTGGTTTCTGACTTGTTAAGCTCACTCCAGTAATCGAAGAACGCCCTAATCATCTCTTTCGGGTATTTCCCGACAAAAGGAACTAATGATTGGTAGAAAGAATCTTTTCGAGAGAGAGTAGCAGCTTTAGCTGCGTCCTTGTCTTTTGATTTCTTTTTCTCTACGATAGTAGAGTTTTCTTTATTTTTCTTTCTCTTTACTTTTACTTTACTTTGTGTACTTCTGTCGTCAATAACTTCGTTTTTGTATGCAATAACTTCGTTTTTGCGTTCAGAAACTAAGTAATCGACTACATATTCAATTTCTTCACGTCTTGAAACGGCACTTTTAAATCGGTTTTGAATACCATTTGAAGTGAGGATTTTGTATTTATCAAACAGTTCTTTATCGAAGAATCCAACTTGTATAGCTTTCTTTATAACTTCTTCAACTGCGCCCTCGGTAGTACCAATAGTATCAGCCACTACAAAAGGCAAATTCTCGTCCCACGCGATATAATACCCTTTATCTCGGTAGATATTACACAGCAGGCAGATTAGTATAGAAGTAGAAGCCGGTCCACAAGCCCTCGATATTCTCCGAATTTTTACGTCTGAAAAAAAATCCGTGTCAAAAGAAAAGTATTCAAGACCTTGTTTCGTTGGTCTTGCCATAATCAAAGTCTTACATTTGTTAATTGTCTGTCCTTGGAGTAAACCGCCCACTTGCCGTTACCTCCATCCACAAGTCTCAAATCCTTGACTTCCCCAAACCGTTTGATGTTGCCACACAAATCCACTACCCAACCAGCTTCTTTATTGGGATGGGGTCTGATGGCTCTGCCGACTATCTGATACCATAGGGCTAATGACATTGTAGGGCGAGCCATGACAATAGTGTCCAACTCAGGGTAATCAAATCCCGTTGTAAGTACACCCACATTTGCGACAACCGGTATTTCGCCGGATTTGAACGCTTCAAGGATATGTTCGCGTTCTTTCTTGGGCGTTTCGCCAGAAACAATGGCTGTTCCTGGTATAGACATCGTGAGCCTTTCAGCTTCTTTCAGAAATCTTGTGAACACCAAAATACCTTTACGTTTTACACCGCTCTTGGGATTCATAAGCCTTTGCACAATGCTCACCAGAAACCCGTAGAAGTCGATACGCTCATACTCCTTTATGACAGACTTATCGGTATAGTAGGCTCCGGTAGTGTTCACCTTCAGGTTAAGTTCGTTCCATCCCAAAGGATTCATCGGATAATAGTTCAGCTTCGAAAGATACCCCATATCCAATAGAGTAGAGATTTGAACCTGATAGATTACCTCAGAGAACACGCACGGGCGTGTACGTGTGATGAACTTCAACATACTTCCGAAATCACGGCTTGAACTCAATCTGTATGGAGTTGCCGTCAGTCCAAGCACCTTGCATTTCAGCATCGAGAGGAAATCCCTGTACATTCCTTCCTTGGGGTTGACAAGATGGCACTCGTCAATGATGATGTACTGGAAATGCTGGAAGAGTTCCGGATGGTTCTTCACGCTGCCGATGGTGGCAAAGGTGATTCTTGACACCTCCTTGCGCCCGAATGACGCAGAGTATATGGAGCAATCCAGCACGCCGTAGGAACAGAGCTTGAGGTAGTTTTGCTCGAGGATTTCCTTGCTGGGCTGGAACACAAGTACATGCCCGTCCAGCCTTGCGGCGATGTCGGCTATAATAAGCGACTTGCCGCTGCCCGTTGGAAGCACCATGATTGCGTTAGCTTTCTTCGCCTTGTTGGCAAAGAAGCTGACTGCCGCATTGCTGGCTTTCTGTTGGTAATCGCGTAGCTTGTACATAATTTAATCAATAAACTCTGTATTGTCGTTAACCTGCGCATCATCGCATACCTTGACAGCAACATTGCCCTTAGGCTTCAATCTGCATTCCTGAATTTCCCTTGTCTCGATAAGCGTGAAAGAGGCATGGGTATTATTGGAATAGATGTATTCACCGTCCCAGGTCCATACGCCTCCGTGTATGTCCGTGAACGTGCCTACGTTCGGGGTCAAGGTCTGCAATATGGCTTTCCGGCCTACATTGGTCATGTTGATAAAGCCATGATGGTTTGGATTCATAGCCTTTACTTTTTCGTACAACTGCGGATCGAGCTGTTTCAGCCACAGGAGAAATTTTGGAACTTCTTTTTCTTGATAATCTGATATTATCCCTCCGAATAAAGCATACGGAATAAAATTGATGATTTGTTCGGTTATAAAATCTTCATTAAACAGTTCACGTCTTATAACTGGTTTTACGTTGGAAAACATGCCTCCACCGTAAACAAATTCTATTTTCTCATTAAGATTCAAGTATGAAATTGGAATATAGACTAAATCCATAAAATACTCCAACTTCTTTGGCTTTACTAACCCCGTTTTATAAACATCTTTATGAGCCTGCTCAAAATCTCTTATCCATGAATTGAATTTGCTTGCCATTCTTGAATATCCAGTGACACGTCCTCTACTACCGTGAGGACAATTATTATCATAAGCCAGGCAACAGCCTTTAGCGTGCAACTCGCACATTTCAGGACATTCACAATAAATGATATGACCGATAGCTTTTTCTGTTTTCTTTTGTTTGAATAATGAGTTTGCCGGATTCCATACCCAGGCATTTATTTCTTTTTTCATAATCCTTTCTCCTTGCTTAGTTTATCTCCCAAAGCTTTGTAATACTTTGTGAGTTCGATTAATTCAAAGTCAGTCCATTTCTTCGCCTGGCTTGCTCTCCATGCCAGCTTGTCGAATCGTAGCTGGCCGATTTTAGCTTTCAGGTTCTTTTCATATTGTATCAGATGGTCGGCACTGAATCGGTTGCACGCCCGGCATTCTGCGTGGGCGTTGTCCTCGTCAAAGCGTGTAGCCATGTGGCGGCGCGAATGGAAATGTCCGCAATCTGCCTGTTCGTAGGGCTTTATCTGGCCGCATGAGATACAGCGGAAATATCCGTTCGGCATACAATCACGAAGCCGGATATAGCGGCTGAAAACTTTATCGAGTTTGGCCACTAAATCCGGCTTCTTCTTAATCTTGATACCTGCCTTGTCAAATAACGGCAAAGGCTTTTCTTTCTTCTTTTTTGGTTTCTTGATGTAATACGGCATTATTTGAATCCCCATTCTTTTATGTAATCAATATTCTTTGGAAATCCATTTACTTGTTGAGGACTTAAAAATATCTTTTCACTTTTTAATGGAGTGCCTCCCCATACAGTAGCAGGACATTCTTCATATTCTTCTTTAGAAACTTTACTTACATTAAAATTGGGTTGGAAACCATATCCCATTACGCTTTCCCCTAAGTAAGTACCAAACTTCTTCAAAGCCCATTGAAATGCGATTTCCTTACTGAACAATCCATTTTTAGAAAGGACTGCTGCATATATTCTATGCATATAGTATCCAGTTTCAGTTAAATCAGGTCTGCAACGGATACAGAAATAGGAAATATTACACAAAACCTCTTTCACAAACGCTTCATGCTTCTTGCATTCTTCTTCTGTAAGAAACTCTTTTCCATCATTAGCGATGTAAACGACTTGAGTTACTTTTTTTGTTTCCATATTCTTTATTTTTGAGATTATTTGTGGACGCAGTGGGAATCGAACCCACCCAACCATCACGGTTTTACTTGCCACATATATTAGCTAATTCAATGAAGCAAGTTCATGGAGATATTGCGCAATTACTCCACTCTAAAGCACGTCCTGTGCTTGCGCCCGTATGCCCGTCTTTCCGGGCTGTCAATTATACTTCGATGATTACGATGTCAGGTGCAACGTCTTTGATTGCTTCAATCTGTTCATCAATCACTTTGTTCTTGTATTCCTCAATGGCTTCATTCGCCCCGGCAGAGACCAAAGAGAGAGAAACTTCCCGTCCATCTACATCAGCATAAATTTCAACCTCGATTTCTTCACACTGAAAACCTTTGAAAAGAGGAATGTTCAGTTTGAATGATTTCGGTAGATTAGAATCAACTACCTGAGAATAATTATCCGTCTTGCTGCCGTTTTCCTCTTTGCTACGTTCTATATCCTGATTCACCTTCGCCTTGAAATTCTTCAAAGTGGAAACCAGCATCATGTTCTCAGACTTATCCTTGAAGAAGGCACGGTGCATCTTGAAGAACTGGGACAATTTGATAGGTTCCCATTTCTTGTCGGTATTGATACCGAACTCCTGCATTTCCTTTGAAGCCTGTAAAACTCCACTAATTACCGTCTGATAATAATTGGTTTCATCAATAGTCAAAGACAGACACATCTTATCACGGTTTACGATGATGTGTGTAGATTTCTGATTAATCAGTTCGACACGCTTCTCCAGCCATTTGAAAGGTGCATCTATCGTTCCATTAATAACTACTCTTTCCGGTTCTTTCGGGTCAAGCGCTACGGATGCTTTACCTTCTCTCAATACTACTTCGATGGGTGTACCGTTGTACTCTTTCGGTACTACCAAATTGATTTTGTTTTCGCTCATGATTAATTGTCTGTTCCTGTTTTACGGTTAATACTAAATACTGTCTTTTGCATTTCTTGTGGCATGATTGGGCGGCTATAAACCAGCTCACCTAACTTGTTGTAGAATCCTACCATCTTTTCCTCATGATAAAGAATTTTGGCGCATTCTTCATTTTCTACAAACTCTGAACCTCTTTTGATGTGGTCCAAAAGTTCCTGTTTTTCTTCATTCAAAGGCTTCAGGCGTTCTTTATAACTTTCCATAGCCTCTTTCTTCTCCAATTCAACATCGTTGATGGTAATTGAAACCTCGGCCAAGGTTTCTTTCTTCTGGGCCAGTTCTTCAGGGGTAAATCTGTGGGTGTAACCGATTTTTTCTACTGCATCGGCATTGTCCTGAAGGAACTGCCATCGTTCCTGCTCAGGAATGTCTTGTCCTAAAAATTTGTCCATAGTCAAATAAACTCTTTATTACGTTCGATTTCTTGTTGTGCGTAGATAAGCATCTGTTGTTCGTTTGCAGCCGGCAAATAGATACCGGCAACGGACGCAGACCAGTTTCGGAAACGGTCAATACTCAATGTCATTTCACCTGTCGTCAGCTCTGCCGAACTTCTCAGATAGGTTACTTCTTTTCCTTTTTTGTTGACCGTCTTTCTCTCAAACAAATCACGGTTGCAAGTCCTTTTGTAGAAATCAATTTTGGCTTCATCAAGGCTGCAACCGTATTCACTACCGAAATACCCTAAAAGCAGATGTAAATAGCTGTTCTGGGATAGCGTGCGGTTAGGCAGTTTCTTCTTCACCTCCACAACTGCACGTTCCTGGAATAACTTGTTTACATAAGCCTTAAACTTGGGTATGTCGTATTCATTTTTCAGATTGAATATACTCATAGGCTAAAAAGGCAAATCATCTTTCGGTTCTCCGTTTGCATCTACCGCCGGTGGAAATGGCCGCGGCTCAGGTGCTGGCTGATAAGATGGCTGCTGAACTGTAGCTTGCACTGGCTGGTATGCCGGCCGACGGGCCTCCAACTTATAGCAGCGGATAGACACCATCCGTTTCACCTGTCCGTCCTGATTCGTCCATTCCCGACCTTGAAGGGCGAATGAAACCGTGATTACATCGCCGATTCTGAACTGGTCTAGTTCGGCACATTTGTCACCTGCAACTTCAAGCGGTAGGATGTTCTCATACTGACTGCGCTCACCTGTATATGGGTCGTGAGTTGTAGCGTCAAGAATAAACTCACGTTTTACAAACGGATTTCCGCCGTTCTTTGAAGGTATCTGGACGGTCTGACCTATTTCAATCAGCCGACCGGTTATCTGATTACTCATTTATGATACTTTTAATGTTATACTTCCACTAACAGGTGTATCGACAAGGTATCTTTCGTAGACACCCGGATAATCCTTTTCAAAGGACTCACGGTCGAAAGTCTTTCTGATTGAATCCTTCTTTCTGATGAATGATATTGATTCACCTTTCCACGAATAGACACCTGCCTTGACCATTTCCTTCATCACACCATCCGTAAGTTCCTTCTTCCGTTCAGCCCAGTATTTCGCCTGCTCGGTTATCTCAATGATGGAATCCTCCATTTCACGGTATTTGTCCGGAAGATCCTCTTTACTCGATGGTACGACATACGGATTGACGAACTGTATGCCGCCGACCTCTGCCGCCATAAGAGAAGCAACCACTGCATCTGGAATACGTTCCACCTCGACAAGTTCGGAAATGTTCCCCCTCAGCCAGATAGCGAACAACCTTACTACCCTACATCCGGGATTCTGCATTTCAAACAGATATGCGTAAATAGACAGTTGCCATCGTACATATTCCTTATCCAACCTATAGGTAGTCTTTATATCGGCCAACGAGAAATCCGTTTCATTTTCCCGGTAAACCTTGTCTATACAGGATGCGAAATGCTCGTTGTCAGATACAAGATATTCGCTTACCTCATAATTTAGTCCATAGATTTCCTTCAGGTTCTGATAGTTCTTCGCCTCTTCGCTTTCATGCGAAACTCCGAGGTCATCCACAAGCTCACAGACTTCATGGACGAAATGTCCTCTGTCTGCCGCCTTCTTCATCACATAATCCGGTATTCCGGAATACTTATCCGGGAACAACTGGCTTTCAATCATCCCCGTAATTCCACGAAGCTGCACACCGTCCAAGGTGTAGGTGTGCGCTTCCTGGTCGAATATTACTCTGGATTTAGTTAGCTGCATCTTTCAACTGTTTCTTTTTGTTCGACAAGGCAGTCATGAACTGCTGGTTCGTATGTAATTCGGTATATGTATTGTATACACCGGATAAGGTCTGTATACTCTGCGCGGAATTGATTTCCTGCATCGCCATCGCTAAATAGTCCGTTTCTTCAGGTATTGTGGCATCCGGGTCTTTCGGGTCTTCGGTAGGTATCAGAAACATCTGCAAAAGGGAATATTTCAATGCGACACTCATTGCCTTATTCATACCTTTGTCCCCTGAATCCATCGCTTCACCAACATTCACGGTCTCGACACAACTGCCGTCTGTAGTTATATACCTGAACCTGACCGTCGCTCTTGTAAATGTATTGGTACCACCGGATTTAGTAGGTCTGTTTTCCGTTGTGAATCCCTGTACTTCTTGCAGGATGAACACTTCGTTCTTGGCAAACAGTTCGTGAAGTTCATTCATCACGTTGTCGATTCCCCTGAACTTGAAGCCCTGCTGCTGGTTCTTTTCGGATTTTGTAATGGCCTTCGTCTCTCTGAGAATGCTGGCCATCTTTCCATAAATAAGTTGTCCTTCCATAATCGTGTATTTCAATATTTCAACTGTGCGTATTTAATCACATCATAGGCATTGCAGAACCACTTTCCGTTCTGCTTGTTCGTCCGTTTCTCTGCCCTGATAAGACCTTTCCCTATCAGGTCAACCAGACGGGACAGGCCACCAACAATATCCGCAGCCTGGTCCCGCCCGAAGGTCTTGTCATTCAGGACGATTTTTAAAACTTCTTCGTTTACCATAAGCGTTTATTTTAAGCAGATAATTGCCGAGAAACCCGGATACTCTGTTGCTGATACCCGGTATTTCACGTCCATTTTGTTTTTAAGAGTCCCGATCAAGCGGAGGTCACGATTGCGGCGTGATGCTTCCAGCTTTATTCCGGTATGCCGTTTCTTGTCATAGGGAACTTTATAAATGTCCCCTTTCTTCATTTCGTCAAAAAGACGTACTGTCTGGTAGTTTTCGTCTACTGTAATTTCTCTAACCATAGTTTAAGTATTTGATTGTTTGCTGGCAGAACGGGACTTGAACCCGTGACTTCCATGCTAACCCTTACATGGTGTTCTACCGCCTGAACTATCTGCCAATGAAAATGCCGGACTTTCATAGCCCGGCATCTACCCATTTTCTATAACCCATAAAAACTAATCGACTAGTGTGACCAGCGATTTGACCATGTTCTTGAAGTTGTCAAACTTCTTCTCTAGTTTGTTTTTTTCCTCACAATAAAAAGTGAGAGAACTTCTTGATGACTTCAGGTCTGTTTGTAGTTCTTCTGCGTATGCCACGAGTTCATCATGCGTCATACCCTGTAATTCCTCATTTGTTTTCATGTCTATTCTTTTTAATGTTATTGATTTCGGTTTCTATCTCCTTGTCGAACAGCTCCCGTCTGTCCAGTTCCCTTGAGCGTGCCGCCAGAATGGCACTGATGTCCGCAAATTCATCACAGATGCTTTTTATTGTTTCTTGCAGCTCGTTCATTGTCCAGTCTGTTTGCGATTGAAAAACCAGTGATTATAAACCCGACAAATCCTATCCAGTACATAGCAGACAGGTCTTGATTGAAGTGCATTACCAGAACGGACAATGCACAGAGAAAAAGTTGTATTTTCATAACCGTGTGTATTAAATATCGCTCCCGTGGGCGTTCCGGTGGTTGCCTTACTACTTATCAAAGGTCTGGTAAGCCACGGGTATATATAGTTCATGCTGGTGTCTAATCAGTAAAGATTGTCTTTGTAGCCGGCCTACGGCCACCTGCAATCGTATAAGTGTCTTTTTGTTTTCTGTGTGATTCGTATGCTGCGTTTGCTTAGTGCAGCCCTTTACTCATACTCTTTTCACACAGCCGTTATCGCTACTCAGTCGTCCGTTTCACGTCAGGCTTAACGGTAAGCCTAAATTTCCATCATGTCAAAGAACCAATCAAGTAGAACCCTGCCCGATTCTCGCTATCGGTTGCCGTTCAGTCCGTCAGCAGGGTAGGTGAGTTACCAGCGTATCACAGGCAAGCCTTGTGATAACTGAAGGTTGATGTAGTCCATGCCATCATCTTCAGGCAGGTTGTATTCTTCAAGAAGGGCTTCGTATTTGTCCACCTCTTCAGTAAGTGCTTTGATGTATTCTTGCTTGCTGTCAGCATTGAAAGCCCTGCATAAAGTCTCTTCATCTGCGTTGTAGGCGAAGTTCAGGTCTTTGTACAACCCGTCAAGTTCTTCTTCGATTTCGTGGCGTGTCATAGTCATGCGATGTTTAAAAGGTTGTCAAATTTTATATTTCCATTGATAGCCACCAGCCGTTGTCGTTTTTCCGATACAGCAGCAATAGATGTTTGAAACACTTACACCTGTTCTTCGTGAGGCTTCATTCAAGCTCTTATATTCTGCTATAACTTCACCATCTATAATCTGCAAACATGCTTTTTGATTGTACATTGGTTTGCCATTTCTCAGCGTCTTGTGATAATGTTCTGTATTTTCGTGTGGTGTACACCATTCAAGATTTTCTAATCTATTATCCATTTTATCGCCATTGATATGATTGATATACTCTTTTCCTTTTACCTTTTGAAGAAATGCTTTTGCCACAATCCGGTGGACACTCTTTGTATAGCCAATTCCATTCTTATATATCGTTACCATGGCATAGCCATTTCCATTTTTTGATGGTGTAATTTCTTTGAATATTCTACCATCAGAAGAGACGAAGTAATCTGTCTCTTCTTCATTGTTTGATTCGAGAACTATTCTTTTTATATCCATTATGCTATGTTCAATAAGTTGGCTTTTTTAAATGATCGCCAAGATTGTTTTTCGGTATCAAAGTATATTGCTACTGTGTCATTCTTCTTTCTGCTTTCACCTGATGTGGCTGGTATCAGATTTTCTTTTAGCGTGCCATAAGCCTCTCTGATGCTGCCATCTACCTTTTTGAAGTAGAACTTTACGATTCTTTGCTTCATTGCAGCTTTCAGCTTCATGTTTGCCCAGGCGCATTTCATTGCTTCACTCATAGAGAAACCGTTTCTCTTTACCAACTGCCATGCAAGGCTCATAATCTCGTGTAATACATTTCTTTTCATAATCGTGTGAGGGTTAGTTGTTTTTTACTATATTTGTTTCGTATCTAAGTTTCGATATGCAAATGTACTAATATTATTGATATATCACTGATATTACAGTGAAAATATCAGTGATATTAACTTTATTTTAGTTTTACCGAAATAATATTACTGATATGTACGATTTAAAAGGATTCAGACAAGCATTTGGACTTACCCAAAAGAATATTGCTGATATTCTTGAATGTGGTCAAGCTAATGTTTCCGGTATGGAAAAGTCTATGAGGGATTTAGAACCTGAACAATATAGAAAGTTGTGTGCTCGATTCGATGCTGCTTCTGTTGACAAGTTTAAGGTTTCCGATTTTATCATTGATAATAAGAAAACAGAAACTGAACCTGTAATAAGTTACACTAATGGTGTTCCTTATTATAATGTAGATTTCATAGGAGGATTTGATATTGTCCTAAATGACCAGACTGCAAAACCAGAATACTTAATAGACTTCAAGAAGTACAACGAAGCCACATGCTGGTGTAATGTTACCGGACATTCGATGGAACCGGAAATTACTCATGGAGACATTATTGCATTAAAGAAGATAGAAGATAAGTCTTTTCTTCCACTTGGAGAGGTATATGCCATAGTAACGACAAACGGAATGAGAACGATCAAGAGATTAGGGCCATCAAGTGACCCCAAATGTTATACGTTGGTTCCTACGAATAAATCTCCGGAATATGGTATTCAGGAACTTCCTAAGGATATGATAGAACATATCTTTCAGGTTCTTGGTTGTATGAAAAGATTATAGGCATGAAATTCAATCAATACCTTTGGAACCTATACAAGAACTCACCTGACGGTAAGTCAGTCATATCCAGCTTTTCTGACAGAAAAGAATGGATAGAGGAAGAACGCCTGTTCGAGAAGTACAATCCTAAAATCAAGGACGGATTCAATTCCGAAATGATTTGCGGAATACTGGAAGGTTTCTGGTGTTACAAAGTATCAGAATATGAAGGTACAGAATTAAAATCTATGGATGATTCCGGAAAGCTGTATGAGGAAATTATATCCACGGGCCTGACAATAGAATCAGAACAAGTCCTAAAGATTGGTGACTTTGACCGGATGCTAGAGTATATACCATTCCTGTCAATGGAGTTGAATTATTTGTTTGGGGAATATTTCTTCCCTTATATCTATGTAGATGAGTTCTATCAGCTTACAAGGCTTGCAGACTACTTTGAAATAGAACTTCCTCCAATACCAAAGAAGTCTGATTATAAAGCCAGGTGTATGTATTACTGGGGGTTGTGTAAGGTGTTCTACAGATTCAGGAAGGAGAACGAATTGTCGCCTGATGAACTTAGTGCTTTCATGTATGATTATGCTCCTAATGTTATTGGCATAGAAGAAAAAAGCAAAATGCCCAAACCGTCGGCTGCATGGTTCATTGGTGGATTGATTGAAGGATATGGTACTCATTGGACTACTGGCTTCTGGCAATCAAACATGGACACTAAGAGGGGAGACATCCTTATTCATTATGAAACTTCTCCTGTAAGTGCCATAACTTATTTATGGATAGCACAGACTGACGGGGTCATAGATCCGTTTTTTCATTATTATAGTAATACATACATTGGAGATAGGATAGTCATACCTAACATTTCTTTAAAGGAATTGAAAGCAGACGAATACTTTTCAAATCATCCGCTTATCAGAAAGAATTTTCAAGGAGTCAATGGATGGCCGGTTACGGGAAAGGATTATGCAGAACTCATGAGGATGATAGAAGCAAAAGGATTTGACACATCCGTACTTCCACAAATATACGCACCTTCATTGCCGGAAGGAATAGTCATTAAAGAGGAAAAGGATGTAGAGAAAAAACTACTGGAGCCATTGTTGAATGAAATGGGATGGTATGAGCATAAAGACTACATTCGTCAGTTGCCAATCCATGCAGGTAGAGGACATCGTATATTCCCGGATTATGCACTTCATTATAACAACAAGCCAGAAGAAGAAAAAGCAAAGGTATTGATTGAAGCAAAATACCACATGAAGAACAACCACGAGATAGAATCAGCCTTCCTTCAGGCCTTTTCTTATGCCAAGCTGCTTCTGTCTTCGGTAATCGTCTTGTGTGACAAGGAATGCATCATGGTTTATGATGACAAGAATGGATTTAGTAGAAGCCGATACAGAAAATATTATTGGGAGGATATGAAGAACCCCGATTTGTATAATGAACTGAAGAACAAACTTAATACTTGATGTTATGAAGAATATATTAGTATCCGTTCTGGTGGCTATATCATTATTCAGTTGCGGAAGCAATAAACCATCGCAGGAACAGAAAGACAAAGCAGACAGCTACGTCCAAAGTCTGGTGGATGCTGAAATAGGAATCTACAAAGGTGAACTGACAGATGCGAACTTTCTCATCCTTGCTGTAGATGCTTATCCGGGAGCTAACTTTGATGCTTATGCACGTACATACTTAGAAGAAGCACAAGGTAAAGGACTGGAGATAAAGGGAGTCTATATTGTAGACATCAAGAACTGCCAGTTCGGCGACGGCTGGGTATCCGGTAACAGGATAGGGAAGGCCTTCAAGTAGAAAAAATGTTCCAATGAGTATCCTTTCCAAAAGCAAAAATATAAATATTAACTTGATATGCAATAAGATAGCCATCTTTTTGGATAAATCCTTCTAAGGCGTGGGTCCTGCGTTCGAATCGCAGCGGAATCACGGAAAAAAAGAGAAAATCAAACGGTGTAAATATCGTTGATTTTCTCTTTTTTCTTTTATAAATGTTTGTTCGTTTATAAAAATTGCATATATTTGCATTCCAATAAAACTACCGACCTTGTTTTTACGGACACAAACTGAACGAGCTTAAGCTAAACTACAGAAAAAAATCACTTCGTAAGGCCGATAATAAGCGAGCCTGTACATCATTATTTAGAAAAGATAGAGAAAGAAAAGAGTTCTTCTGATATTGGAGAATGCAAACTGACAAGCAGGACAGATGCAGCCCGTAGATTGTTTTTTACAGTTGAGGGAAGTACCTGTGCAGGATTGTTATACCCATTTTTTAACAAAAACCAAACTATACTTTTTTAATCGGTACCTGAGGAGGGGAATTCCCTTCCTCGGGGCACCACTAAACAGAGGTAGCTAAACTTTATACTGTCAAACAGTATAGGTTTATGTAGTTTCCGTAGAATTCCGCTGCAATGCCTCCCGATAGATGTTGCAAAGCCGTTGCCTGAGCGATGCCGGCTGCACGATATGGAGTGACCAGCTGCGCGACATGATTTCCATCAGAAAATCGGGTGTGATGCGTACTCGCAGGCTGAAAACCATTCTTCCGTTCTCTTCCTTCAACAATTGCTGCGAGGGATGCAGCGGACGAGATTTCAAGTAATTCCCGTCTTCCATGTCGCAGTCGAATACTACTTCTTCGATGGGATATTCTTCAGAGGAATAAATGCCGAAACTATCCTTAAACTTCTGCACAGGGTCGAAAGCCTCGTTTTTGGAAAATGTTTCTGGCAGAAGGGTGAGCTGCTCGATGCGGTCCAACCCGAAAGTCTTTATCTTTCCGCTTTCTTCCGCTCCTAATACATACCATCTGCCTCGCCACTCCTTGAGAGCGTATGGCGAGAGCGTACGTTCACTGCGGGTATTATCTGCATACTTGCGATAGAGAAAATGCACTTTCTGGCGCTGTCGGATGGCATGAAGAAGATAGGAAAGATGCTGCGTACCCCTCGTCTGATATTGTTCCGGCAAGATGTACTCCGGCAGACTGTGGTTGCCTAAGGCAGTCATCACCTCAATCGGCTCAATGATGCAGTCCATATCCAGCCATCCTTTCCGGACGGTTGGCAATGAATATCCTTTGTGTGTGCGACTGTACGTAATGTCCAGACCAAATTCTTCCTTCAGTTCATTCAGGTCACGTTTCAGGGTAGCGTCCGAGCATACCGGGTCGTAGCCGCGGAATGCAAGCTCACGTTCCAGTTCGCGTTGCAGTTCACGGAACGATATGTAAGGCTGGTTCTGCAGTTTTCGCACAATCAGTATCCAGCGCAGCAGTTGTCCTTTTAATTTCTTCATGGTCAGTAGGCGATTCTTACACAAATATATCACTTTTTTTGTTCACAGGGTCATCTTTTGAGCTTGTGGGTGCAGATATTTGTCTCAGAAAAATTTTTAAAGTAAACGCTTATGAAAGGTTATGTATCCCATTTGATTACAGAGAACGAGAAACTGGAACAAGAATTGATGGCGGATTATGATGCAGCTCATGCACCGGTGTCACATCAGCAACTGCTGGCTCTGCAGCTGAGGGGCGATATAGATGAACTGAGCGTCTGCATTCATGATTGTGTCTCATTGGTTCCAATGGTGAAAGCCCTTCCGGCAGATTTGTTGGAAGAAGCGGGGTGCATTCTGGCACGACAGCAGGCAATGGGCATACGCACAGTGTCGTTTCTGGATGAGATGTCTTACCCATGCAGACTGAATGAACTGGATATTTTTCGTCCGATACTGTTGCATGGCATGGGCGACTGGAGCCTGCTGGACATGCAGCCGTCGGTATCTGTTACCGGTTCCCCACAAGCCTCTCCGCAGGATGTTTCTATCGCGCGTGAGTGGGGGAAGAAGTACGGTAGTGGATATGATGGACAGGAATCTTGTATCGTAGTAGGCAGGCTGGCAAACGCATGCGATGTGGCTGCAATGGAAGGTTGCCTGGATGCAGATGGTCACGTGATAGCCATTATGGAGGCTGGGTTTGACGGTGTGGCAACGAATGCCTTGTGCCGGAGGATTGTGGATGAAGGCGGGCTGGTGATTTCTACGCAATGGATTGGTACGCTGTCTGGTAGGAATCTTTGCTCGTGCGAACGGCTGGTGGCTGCCCTATGTGAGCAGATGATTGTGATGGAATGTCAGCAACAGGACGAGAGCATGACCGTGGTAAAAGAGGCCCGTAAATTAGGACGTGAGATACATTGCGTGGAGCCTACCGTGCACGATATAAGCATGGAGGGAATTCAGGTCTTGCCAGACAAAAAACCGACAGTCAGGAAATGCGAGCGGATATTCGAATGGGCCGACAAACCGTATAGCATTGTGTATAAAATCATAGCTGTGTATCTGCAGTATGAGCGTATCACGTGCAGCGGATTGATAGACAAGCTCAAACCCCTGCACATTGCGACTGATCCTTACGGCTCCGTACATAGTCTGATGACTGATAAAGGCAACAGCTATGGCCGTGTGTTTATGGAAGAAAATGGTTTCTTAGTGTTTGTTCCTGAACTGAGGGAACGTATTGAGGCGATAAGAGGGAAGTTTAGGGTATAAATCTAAAAGATAGCATGCCATCTTTTAGCGTGGGGTGTTGTTCAGAAAAAATGGAATGAACGTTGAATCCTAAGGCCAATCTGAGGCTTTAGGATTCAGCTTTGTATGATACGTAATTTGTGTCAATGTTATTTCATCTTTTATATTAAATGAATTTTCACTATCTTTGAACCACTGGAAACAACTTCGCTTTCGTTAAGTACAAGTAAACACGGGTTGTGATTTGCTTTCATTTTAGTATCTTTGAACCACTGGAAACAACGAATTATATCCCGGTACACCTTTGTCAACTGTTGTGATTTGCTTTCATTTTAGTATCTTTGAACCACTGGAAACAACAGGATTTCTCTTTGCAGTATTCAAGATATTGTTGTGATTTGCTTTCATTTTAGTATCTTTGAACCACTGGAAACAACGATAAAATCCTACATCGTAATAATCGGTCAGTTGTGATTTGCTTTCATTTTAGTATCTTTGAACCACTGGAAACAACCTCTCCTTCAACCTTTTCTTCTTTCCATGCGTTGTGATTTGCTTTCATTTTAGTATCTTTGAACCACTGGAAACAACCGAATGAACACAAGGAAGTTCAACGAAATGTTGTGATTTGCTTTCATTTTAGTATCTTTGAACCACTGGAAACAACGACGAATTTCTAATTGTGTTTCACGTGAAAGTTGTGATTTGCTTTCATTTTAGTATCTTTGAACCACTGGAAACAACACCCCACTTAAGTTACTGCATATCAGTAAGTTGTGATTTGCTTTCATTTTAGTATCTTTGAACCACTGGAAACAACTATCCGTCTCCAGGTAATACTAGTTCTTTCGTTGTGATTTGCTTTCATTTTAGTATCTTTGAACCACTGGAAACAACAATTAGCTTTTATAGCTTCGAATTTTTTATGTTGTGATTTGCTTTCATTTTAGTATCTTTGAACCACTGGAAACAACCTTGCGAGGAATGAGAAGAAAAGAACGTGCGTTGTGATTTGCTTTCATTTTAGTATCTTTGAACCACTGGAAACAACTTTCGAAACTTTTCAGCCTGAGACGGTTTTGTTGTGATTTGCTTTCATTTTAGTATCTTTGAACCACTGGAAACAACTCTTACCAATGCAGATCCTCCGTCACATGTGTTGTGATTTGCTTTCATTTTAGTATCTTTGAACCACTGGAAACAACTAATTATGTTGAATATTCATGAAGAGCCTAGTTGTGATTTGCTTTCATTTTAGTATCTTTGAACCACTGGAAACAACTTGATGTAGACAATGAAGATGGAGAATACTGTTGTGATTTGCTTTCATTTTAGTATCTTTGAACCACTGGAAACAACAAACCTCCTAGTACACCTGATAAACCTCAGGTTGTGATTTGCTTTCATTTTCCTATCTTTGTTGTAATAAAGTATTTTCCCTTTGAATATCAACAGATTGGATAAAACTCGCACGAGAACGGGCAACGGATAAGAAAAAGCTGGACTGTGTAGAACTGCCATATTTCTCATGCTTTCAAATAACTCTTTAATTCGATTACAAAGATAACATTTCTATTTTAAAGGACATAATAAATGACTTCAATCTTATCGGATAAGATTGAGAAAAAAATAAATATTCAGTAGCCGAGTCCCCATAACCACAGGCAAAGGTAACTCGTGTTCTACTCGTCCAAGCAAGGCCAAGCCCTTCGGGTTCGTGGAAAAAATCATCCTCGCCCGAAGGGCTTGCGGTATTTTTTCCCGAAGCCTTGCATGTACGGAACACGACCTTTTAAAGCCTGTAGTTATGGGAACTCCGGCCCCGAAATGCCGGACTAACAAATATTGATTGTTATGTTACAACAGATGGCAAAAGACAAGTACAGTATCGAAACACTCAGAGAACTGAATGTTTCATACGACCGTGAACATTGGCTTACGCAGGATGATGTGGATATGGCCAACAATTACGTGCAACTCATCGAACGGACACGCTCGGAAATCACACCGCAAGTCGGTGACAGAGTGGTATATGTCACCGAGCATGGAGATTATTACGGACATGCCCTAATCGATCACATGCACAGGGATGAAGAACGCCTGTCCGTATGCGAACGGCCCTATGTGCCTTTTGTATGGAAGGAGGACGGAAGCATCCGTCTGAGTGTCAGCGGTGGAGCATTCCACCGTGTAAACCCGAAGGACATGAAATTCCTGAAATGGACGGAAGGTGCTTTCAAGGATTGGGGAAGCTGTGGAGCATGTGCCAACGGCTCGGTCACCTTTCTGGCCAGAGTGCCGCTATGGTTCTATGCCGAACCCAATCCAAAGTATGGCAATTACACTACCGAGACCTACCGGAAGTTTTACCTGAATAAAAGAATGGATACGGAAAAAGGCAATCTTTATCAAAGTTTCGATATCGCTTTCCGGAATGAAACCGATTTCAGACAGTTCCTGGAAGACTATGAAGGAACGGTGTTCAAGGGTAACTGGGCAAATCAAATCGTGGTATGGTGCTTCCGTCATGAAAACCGTTTTATCACGCAAGACGAATGGAATAAAATTGATGAACCGGCTGTTGAACGGAGATTCAATTTTTATCCTGAACAAGTCAAGATAGTCAAGGACATGGAACAGCACATCACGTACTTCTACCGGATCAAGCCACAAAATTTCTAACATCTTAAATTACAACCGATATGCAGACAACAACATCAATCAAGGCCGGTAACGCTCCCGACCTGCTTTCCGGCATTCTGAGCGTACAAGTAAGAAACGAGGAAAAGATTACCGAACAGGACAGGCTCTATTGCCAGTCACAGCAGGATCTTCTGTACAAGACACTCAACCAGATAGAAAAGTGGTATGCCATCTTCAAGGAGGATGCGGAACAGTACCGGAAAGAAAGACAGTTCAAGTACGAGGACAACGGCAAGGTCTCCATCCGCGACTTTTATTTCCACAACGGGCAGGATGATTATTCGCACAATGAGTTCAAACCGTTCAACCTCATTAACGACCTTGTGGACAAGAGCCACAATGCCAATGCGAACTTTGCCAACCGCATCATTTCCTATTTCAACAAGACCTACAATGTGGATGTCCCTGTCCCGAAAATTGACGGACAGACATTGCCTATGGGATTCAGACCGGTCTACCAGACCTATGTGGATTCTGTCATCGAACATCTGGGCGGAAAGAGTTTCCGGGAAACTGCCGAGGAGGAACTGCTGGCCCGTTTCCTGAAAACGGTACGACCCTCACGTTGGAGCAAGGTCAAACCCGAGCTGAAAAAGGACAAGATAACATTTCCTGATATCGTATATTGGGACAGCATCCATCTGGAATATCACGGTGAATACGAATTCTCATACGACTGTAGAAACAAGGTGAACATCTTCTGTGAAGGTATAGCCTACGGTTCGGATGACCTGATAAACGGCTCAACCGGAATGGTTATCGGACTTGACGAGCGAAACGTGGACATCACACAGTGGTACAGTCTTACCACGGACAATGCTCGGCAGATCAAATTCTACAAGAACGGACGCATCGACATACGGTTCAAAGACAGTCCGGCTGCCGAAAACTGTTACAGACGGCTCCATCTGGACGAAATCACGCTCAATGAAGATTGATTCATGAAAAGTTTAATCCTGCACCCCGTAAGGCTTCCTTGCGGGGTGTTTCTGTTTTTAACCATCAAAAAGTAAAAGCATGTATGCCATCATACCCCAACAGATTCCCCGGGACAAGCGTGCCGAGGTGAACGAGAAAATCCTTTTTGCCATCGATTCCGGCAAGGACCTCATTCCGAAGGAGAGCATCTACAACTGCTACACAGGTATCGGAGGACTGCACAATCTCAAGCAGGCAGATTTTTCCAGCTATCACAGATATGCGGAAGCCAAGAAAGAATTCGAGATGGGCCAGTTTTTCACCCCTCATGAGCTATGCCGGAGCATGGTGGAGGTCCTTTCCCCGACCTCTTCGGAAATGGTGCTTGATATGTGTTGTGGAATGGGCAACTTCTTCAACCACCTGCCGAACCTGCATAACAGCTACGGCTTTGACATAGACGGCAGAGCTGTAACCGTTGCAAGACACCTCTATCCGGAAGCCCATATCGAAAAATGCGACATACAGCAGTACCGCCCGGAACAACGTTTTGACGTAATCATCGGCAACCCGCCATTCAACCTGAAATTTGACTGTAAACTTTCACAGGAATATTATATGGATAAAGCATACGACGTGCTCAATCCGGCAGGATTCCTGATGGTCATCGTACCCGTGTCATTCATGCAGAGTGAATTTTGGGAGAAGACACGTGTTGCCAATATCAACAGCAGTTTTTCCTTTGTCGGCCAGACCAAACTGAATCCGGATGCTTTCGATTCCATGGGAGTACATAACTTCAGCACGAAAGTCATGGTATTCCTGCGCAGGTCACGCCACATCGAAATGCAACCCTACAATGCGGACGAGTTCATTCCGATGGAAGAGTTGAAAGACCGCGTCAGGAAGACAAGGGTGATGAAGCAGAGAATCCGGATTGACCTCATGCGGGAAACCAACCGGATAGACCGCGAGGAACTGGAAGCGTTCGAATACAGGCTCTCCAAGTATATGTATGAGCTGAAAGCCCATGCCGTACTGAACAGGCACATTGAGAAGGCAGAGGCACTTGTATCCAAGTTCCGCAACCAAAAACCACCGGAAAATGCCACGAACCAGCAGGTCAAAGACTGGGAACGTAAAAAACTGACCACAGGCAAGGTACTCGGAATCATCCGCAAGTACATCACTTCCCAGCATTCAGTACCACGCAAGGAAGTGGCACTGGTGAAGACCTCCTACGGTTTCAAACTCAAACCATACGCACCCCGTCTGCTTGACAAAGTCACACACAAGGCTGCAAGCATCAACAATCTCATTCTCGGGAGGGCTGAACTTCCGGTACCGGAAACCGTAACGGAAAGGAACAGGCTTCAGATCCGTGCGGCGGAGAAACTGATACGCCGGAAGCAGAAACAGTATGAAATGCAGAACCTCCGGTTTGCGGATATGGAAGAAGACGTCAATCTGAAGGAATATCTGGACCGGAGCACATTCATCAACAAGGACGGCGAGGCATGTGAATTCACAACCCTGCAAAAGCATGACCTGAACCTTGTACTTCAAAAACGCTATGCCCTGCTGAACTGGCAGCAGGGATCGGGCAAAACCGCGGCTGTCTATTACCGGGCCAGATTCCTGCTCAAATTCCGAAAAGTAAGGAATGCCATCATTCTTGCACCGGCCATTGCCACCAACATGACCTGGATTCCGTTCCTGTCGGTAAAAAGGGAACGGTTCCGTGTCATCCGGGCAGAGAGCGACCTTACAAACGTACCCGAAGGCATGTTCCTCGTCGTTTCAACCTCCATGCTCGGCAAACTGCGAAGAGGGCTGGTGCGCTACGTGAAACAAACTTCCCGGAAACTGTGTCTTGTTTTCGACGAGTCGGACGAAATCACGAATCCGACTTCACAGCGCACAAGAAACATCCTGTGCATATTCAGAAGGCTCAAGTATAAGATTCTTGACACCGGAACGACCACGCGCAACAACATAGCGGAACTGTACAGCCAGTTCGAGCTGCTTTACAACAATTCGGTGAACATGGTGTGCTGGAGCCCGCAGGTCTATCACGAAAACAAGGAACGTGAGATAGAGGAAGAGAACAATACGGATTACGGCAGTCCATTCCCGGCCTTCAGGGGGCACGTCCTCTTCCGTGCCTGCCACTGTCCCGGAAAAGCCACCGTATTCGGCATCGAGAAGCAGAACCAGGATGTCTATAACAAGGAGGAATTGTCAGAACTTATCGGCAAGACGGTCATCACACGCAAGTTCAGGGATTTCGCAGGAGAAAAATACAAGATACAGACCCATACCGTCAGTCCGTCGGACGGAGAGCGTGAGGTTTACCGTGTCATCATCGAGGAATTCTGCCGTATCTGTGAGCTGTATTACAACAGTACGGGTGATGCGAAGAAGGATGCCGGACTCCGGCTCATGCGGCAGATCAAACTGCTTATCAAGGCCTGTTCCGTCCCACACCTGATAGAGGGTTACTCCGGAGACGGGATTCCGAACAAGACAAAGTACATAGAGAAACTGGTGCGGAAGATACCCGGAAAAGTGGCTGTCGGCTGCACGTCGATAGCCGCATTCGACCTTTACGAGAACCATCTCCGCAAATGCTTTCCCGACCGCCCGGTATTTGTGGTCAAGGGAGACGTGGCATTCAAAAGGAGGCAAAACATCGTGACGGAATTCGACTCTACCATCAACGGCATATTGATATGCACACAGCAAAGCCTGAGCAGCTCGGTGAACATACCTGCCTGCAATCAGGTGATACTGGAATCCCTGCAATGGAACATTCCCCGCATGGAACAGTTCTACTTCCGGTTCATCCGCCTCGATTCCAAAGAAATGAAGGACGTTCATTATGTCACCTATGAGGACTCGGTCGAACAGAACCTGATGGCACTGGTACTGACCAAGGAACGGCTGAACGAGTTTATCAAGACAGGAGAAGTCAAGGAACAGTCCGAGATATTCGAGGAGTTCGACATTACGATGTCCGTCATCGACAGCCTGCTTGTCCGCACGCAGGACCATGAAGGCAAAATACACATCAGCTGGGGAAGCCAGCGAATAGCAAACTGAATATGAACCGTATGAAAAGAACCGGGAGTTCCATTCCCACCGACAAAGGTAGTCCGTGTCTTCCTTGGCCGTGCAAGGTCATGCCGCAAGCGGTTTTCGGGAAAATCATCCTCGCCACGGCTGTGGTATTTTCCCGAAAAACCCTGCACAGCCGGGACACGGCACCTTCTTGAAGTCGGTGGAATGGAATCCCCGGCATTCGCATACATAATAATGAAAAGGATATGAATCTAAACAATGCAGAGATTGCCGTGACAACACAGCATCTCATTGATATAAAGAATTACAGGGACTACTGGCTGCACATGTCTGACTACAGTGACATGGGCGAATTCCTGTGTGCCTGCTCCGACCTGTTCCCCGGCGAGGAAGAACCGCAATACCGGTATTCCAAATGGGAGAACATCCCTGACATACTGGTCAGCCGTGAATGGCTCTGCCCAAACTTCTTCGAAATCAGGGATGCCCTTGAAAGGCTCGAAGAGGAAGAAACCGAATTCTTCATGGCCTGGAGCAGGAATTACGGCTATGACATCAGTACGGATGATCCGCACATGATTGTCTCGCACTATCATGACCTGTACGGAGATGCCGTTGCCGAGAAGGAAGAGGACACTGCTGACTTGGCAGAAGATACGCTGATATATACAGGCATATCAAGCAGCTATTGCGACATGCTTCCCTTCCATTACGAGATATTTGATGATAATTACAATTAAATGGGAAAAATATGGAAATCAACTTCAAAGGACCTGTCATGCCCATTGACCCGTATTCACAGCTGGCATTCGTCGAGATTCTGAACATCATACTGACGGCAGGACATATCGTGGATGTAAACCGTTTCCTCATCAGAAGGAATGTCAACCCCCGGTTCGGCTCCCTGTCAGGCTATTTCAGGTGGTCGTTCGCCGAAGACCGCTTTATACTCTGGCAACGTACGGACTACAACTCCACGATGTGTTTCAGCCACAGGATACTGGACTTGCCCTTCGGTGTCCTGGCCGCAAAAGACAACGGGAAAGAAACGGAATTCTTAAACTGAAAGGAGGACAACATGGAAAAAGAGAAATACGAAAAATTCATGAAAGAAAACGGATAGCAAGGGAGCGGCCGCAAGGTCGCTCTCTGCATTTATAACCACATGTACGGGAAACAGAATCCTGCCGTACACAGGTAACGAAAATGAAAGAACAGAAAAAACTGACAATGGAACTCGTCAAGTCCCTCATGGACGAATCCTACACGCTGGTGTGGACGGATTATAACGACAACCTTGACAATCGTCTCGACCTGATCCATGAATGCCTTGCAAGTAAAAGCCAAGAAAAATTGTGGGAAAAGGCAGATGAATGGTACAGAGATAGCGAATGGGAAGCAGTTCGTAAAATCGTCACAAGACTGAAGGCGGAATGTACCGCATGCTTCCATGTTGATGAAAAGACGGTGGAAGCCTTCTTTGAAGAACACGAAGATGAAATACGCGATGAGATATACGGTCGCAACGATTCGGATGTCCTTTCGGAACTGATAAAGAATACGGATGACATCCCTGTCCGTGTGGAGATGCTTTCCAATTATGACTGCATCAACTCCGACTGGTTTGAGTCACAGGGCGGCTACCGGTATGAAGAAAGCTACTTCGGGGATATGGTAGACGCGCTGAACCTCAATCCGGCAAGCGTGAAGAAGCTCCTGACGGAGCATGGTTGCAAGGTTTACGGACGCTTCCCGAACCGCAAAGGAAGGAACGGCAAGGAACAGGTATCCTATGAACAATTCTACCAAGAACTCATCAACTCCTGTTGCGGTGCCAACCTGTTGACCTATACCGGCAGGGTAAATCTGAAAGAACTGTACGAATCCGGATTCTCACCGGGTGAAGTTGTTATTCCTAAAGGCAACTGCTGCGGGCTTTTCAGTTCCGCTTACGGCGGTGGCAGCCTGCTTGAAATGGAGTTGAAACAGGATGTCAGGTTGAAATTGGAAATCAACGGCTACCATGGTTTCCGTCTCCGTCTGGACGAGGAACGGAACAAGTATGACTATTCCATCGGACATGTGTATGGAGTGGACGATTCTTTCTTCGGTGAGAGGATAAGCCTTGTCTCTTCGTACGGGAAGAAGGAACAGCAATCAAACATATAATATCAACAACCCAATTATAGGAATTATGGCAAGATACAAAGTAAGAGTAAGATACGCCTTCGAGGGTACTTACACGGTAGCGGCAGGAAGCTGCGAAGAAGCAAAAAGAGTGGTAGAGGAAGACTGCGGTCTGGTATTGGGCGGCAATATCCACACGACATGTAATGAGGAAGAGGTGACGGACTGGAACTTCGGCATCCATCCCGAATCGCTGATACTCTCGATCAAGGAAACAGGCAGGAAAGCCCGGGTGAAATACACCGCAATGGATTTCAGCGACCGGATTGAGGAACTGCGCAATGACATCATCGAAGCGATACGGCAGTTGCTTCAGGCGTACTCACTGACGGAACTGGCCTTTACGGACAGGGAAGATGATCCAGTATGGATAGTCTGGTTCGGGAAAAACGGAGACCCGTATGAATGCCGGGTCACGGGTGTCCGGATAACGGCAAGCAGCCTGACCGTCATTGCCGAAGAGAAAGAAAGCGGTGACGAAGTGGAATGCTACGGACCGTTTGAACTCGGTGCAAGCAACATCGACTGGCTCCGTGAAATATACGAAGCCGCGAAATTGGAATTGGAAACACCCCGTCATGTCAAATCTTAAAAGAGCAGGATATGTATTTACAGGCAGAAAACGCAGTCTCCAGTTTCTTCTTCTATATGTGGAACGCCTGGAGTGAGGAAGAATGCAAAGCCGTCTATGGCAACATGTATCCGCATTTTTGGGAAAAATGGTGCGTGGCGACGGACAAGGGCACATTCGGTGCAGCGGAACGGTTCTATCTGGAACTCTCGGAAGACAGCCGCAGGCTTCTGGTGGAGCGGGCCGTCTTGATATACGACGGACGACGCTTCAGAAACAGGAACAGGAATTCGACCTCGACCACAAGGAATATGTCATCAACCGCCTCGCAGGGGGCATAACAGACAACAGCCATGACCTATTTTCAGAACATACATTCGCTGGCGGACTTGAAGAAAGAATACCGCCGGCTGGCATTGCAGCACCACCCGGACAAGGGTGGTGACACAGCAATCATGCAACGGGTGAATACCGAGTTTGAAAGACTTTTCGACATTTGGAAAGACAAACCGGATATATCTGCGACTTCAACCGGATATGAATATGACCATTCGGGAGCCACAGCAAAAGAATACACCGAATATGTATATAATGAATACCGCTGGAAAGGCCGCAATTACAAGGGACAGCACGCACCGGAGATTGTGGAACCGCTACGTGCATGGCTCAAGGATACCTATCCGGGATACAGGTTCTCGGTCAGGCGCGAGAATTACCACTCCATCCACATCCGGCTGATGAAAGCGGATTTCGAGGCGTTCACCAAAGAATCCGGAAAGGTCCATGGTGATGTCAACCACTACAACATCTCGTCTGACAAGACCCTGACAGACCGGGCCAAAGAGGTCATGCAGAATATCTGCGATTTCGTCATGTCGTACAACTTCGATGACAGCGACCCGATGACCGATTATTTCCACACCAACTTCTACCTCACGTTAGGGATAGGCAGTTACAGACAGCCGTACAAAGTGGAACTGCCCGGACTCAAGAGCCAAAACAAACCGCAAGCGTTCAAGCATCCGGAAGGTCCGGCACACAAGGCTCTGCGGCAGGCATTGGGCAAAGCACGCTTTGACTTCATTGCCAGCCTCAGGTTTCCCGGAAAACTGATTCTCGGAGAGGATGCCTACGGCTCTACGGGAGAACACTATTTTTGGCCGAAGCAGTATTCCAGTGCCAGAAACGCACAGAAACGGATGGACAAACTCTCGGAAGCCGGCATACGGTGCCGACTGACGGGGTATAATGGAGGCTATATCGAGTTCCTTGGCTATACGCCTGAAACGGAAAACCTTTTAGAACAGGAACGAGAGGAATACAGCCGGGCATACCGGGTCTGGGTATCAGAGCAAAGTATATCCCAAAAGATGAAGGCGATAAAATACATGAACCATTCAAATCAAATCCAACTGCAACAACCATGAAAAAGAAGGAAATCATACAAGAACTGAAACGCTACGGCTACAGCCGTGTGAACATTGACACGGACAGGAGAACCGCAAAAACTTTCTATACCTATCGTGGAGGTATTCACATCAACGGTACGGAAAACCTGTCATTCCACATCGTACCGCCACCGGAAAGTTTCGGACTGGGACGGTTTGCCATATGCGCTACACGGAACGGAGAAAGCTCACAGCTGGAAACAGACCATGCTCCGTTCTTTTTCCAGCGGCTGTTCTCCTTTTTAAAAGGAGAAATAACAGGGAATGAGATTATAGATGAAATTGTATTATAAAATAAGAGGCTGTGTCATTTAGATTTTTTAACCGACGCAGCCTCTTGATTTACCACAAGAATTTTGTAACCTTTTTCAATTCATGTGCCTTTATAAAAGAGTCTATTTGAATCAAATCTTTATTTTCATGATATGATATTATCCAGGGCTTGTCTTTCCCAATTTGTTTAACAATCTCGCTCATATAAGGCCAATCAATTTCATAAAATGAATGACCATAAACAACAACTCGTTCTATATTAGACAACCCCTTGAAAAAATCCTGATTTGCATTTATGATATATTTACAATTCTTCACAAGCTCATTCATCCATGCTATTATTTTACTCCACGTATCTTGAACAAAAATATACTCCCCTTCATCATTATATACCTCATCCGTATCTCTTGGATTATCATGCCCAATGATATAATTATTTTCAGAAAGACGAGAACCATGGATGTGTAAAATATTTAATTGTGGAATCCCATATATTTTTTCTAAAGTTTCTGTATAGTTGAATGTCAGGTATTTACTACATGATGGTAAATCGAGGACTTTATCTGCTACAGTTATATCAATACTATTCACCCATTCGGTAAAAGCCTCAATAAATTCATCCAATACAGGCCTAAATATCCAATCAGGAGAATCTTCTATTGCAGCAACCGAACGTGTAGGATGATCATAATCAAATTCTTCATCCGGCTTGCAGAACTCAAGAATACTATCCTCATCATATTCACCAAGCGCTTTTTCAATATCCCCCCATATCTCCCGTTGATTACTGAAAAAAATGTCCATAAGGTTGATTAGCTGATCTCTTTTATTCAATATCAGCCATTGCTTGAAATCATAATAACTTGATTTGATACCACTGGCGAGATCAAACCCATTACCTATAACAAAAAGTGTATTCTGATCAATTCGTTCAAATTCGGGGAATAAACTATGCATATATAAAAGAGAAGTTTATATTGATTTTGTATATGCTATCTCAATAAATAATACATTACAACTCACGATTCAGCACCATTGCCAGTGGGAACATAAACTGGTTATAGGCTTTCAGTTTTTGCAGGTTCAGCACATTTCCGGCATAAGGATTGGTCAAATCGGTATAGAAGAACACATCGGTAAATCCGGCGTGTTCCTCCACAATTTCACCCGCTAATGGTATCTCCTCCACATTGAACAGCTCCAGAGGCAGTTCCTCCAGACGGGCCTGTTCCGCATTTCCCAACACATTGAGGTTGCGGTTAAACAGGACGAAACCTTTCTTCCTGTAATCCACACGCATACCGTACGGACGCTCCACAAGAAAAGCATCCGCCGCTTTCTTTATATAGTTTTCCATGATTCTGAAATTAGAAATTGCAAAAATACATCTTTTGTCCGGCAATGGCGAACAAATCAGGAAGAGATTCGCCACAGCCCATGCAAAGCACACTACCGTGCATTTTATTTCCCACCCTGCAAAGGTAGTCCCGTGTCCGGTGTACCCGACCAAGGTCAGGCCCCTGCGGGGTTGACTGAAAGAAAATCATCCTCGCCTGACGGCTGCGGTATTTTCTTTCGCCAAACCTTGCGGGTACTGCCACGGGACAGTCAGGCAGGTGAGAAATAAAAATACCGGCTCCCGGAGCCGGACGTGTTTAACAGATAAATACAATGAATCATGAAAATCCTGAATCAAGAACATTTCGAGAATGTAACGCGTTATGCCGAATCCATCGGTGACACCTCACTCCAGAAATGCCTGGAACGGTTGAAGAGCTGGGAGGAAAATCCTGACTATCCCAGCGAAATCTCACTCTACTATGACCATGCCCCGTACTCGTTCGGCTTCACCCAACGCTATCCCGACGGAAGGACAGGCATCGTGGGCGGCCTGCTCTATCACGGAATACCGGACCGTTCTTTCGCCGTGACACTACAGCCGTTCCATGGATGGCAGATACACACCTGATGAGAGGCAAACGACAGTATTAACTTTATAAAATTCAATTCAATATGGAAACGACATTGGCAGTAATGGAAAGACAACAGCAGTTTGACTTCCAGAAAAACGGAATTGAAGTGATGAACTTCGAGACACTTCAACGCACCTATAAAGAAAATGACATCTACAACAATCCGGTGCAGGGCATCTACCATTACCAGGTCATACGCCGCATGATGGACATCTGTGAGAAATACAATCTCGATTATGAGGTGGAAGAAATCTTTGCTGCCCAGAACAGAAACAAGACACAGCCGGGAGTGAGCATCCTCCCGCAGGTAGAACAGACACATGGTGAAAAAGCCGTGGAAGCCCATATCCTGCGCCGTATTTTTGCTACTATCCGGATCAAGGATTGGGAGACGGACGAGCTGACAAGCACACTGGCCGTCGCCTACCACCAGGACGGCATACAGGCAGCCATAGGTCCCTGCGTGAAGATATGCCATAACCAGTGCATCCTCTCGCCGCAGCGGAGCATCTGCAATTACGGGAAAAAGAAGGTGACAACCGATGAATTCTTCGAAACCGTGGACGGCTGGCTGGCCAATTTCGAAGTGAACATGAACGAGGACATTGCAAGGATTCAGCGGTTGAAACGCCGGATCGTCCCGATGGAAGAAATCTACCTGTACATCGGCCTGCTGACAGCCTTGCGCGTTTCCCATGACAGTTCGGACAGAAACCTGTCATCCACTGTAGAAACCTACCCGTTGAACCAGAGCCAGATTTCCATCTTCACGGAAGAGGTGCTGAAACTGGCCATGAGCAAGGGACAAATTACTGCATGGGATTTGTACAACGTGGCCACTGAAATATATAAGCCCGGGAAAACAGACTTTCCGGCTCTCATTCCGCAGAATGGAGCCATGGCGGAACTGCTGCTTTCCCGTCTCTCTGAAGAGGTGGAAGTGCAGGATGCCATTCCGATAAACTGACATGCTAACTTATTAAATAATCGTACAAAACCAAAAAATAAGGGAGAACCTGACAGTGATAACAACTGAAAGATTCTCCCTTTTTCACTTACTCTTCAAAAAGCAGCATGAATTCCACCTTCCTTCTCCGTTCGATGCTCGGAACCACTTTCCCTTTATAGCACCTGAAAGAGACATATTCCTTGTAAATATTACGGTCTCCCGACTCCAGCTTCTTTAACAGACGGCTTTTCGGTCTTTTCCCATAGCCTTTTAATCTGTAGGGTCCGACATTATATGAAAGGACTGCTGCCAATAAAGAATCACGCCCCAGATAACTGAACATGCGGCACAGCTTACGGAGGTCTTCCCTCAGAATGGAGTCTCCCTGCGCTTTGGAAATGCTGTTGGTAAACCTCTCTCCGGGAAGAACCTTGTGCCCCCACCCGACATAAGGCCAATGCTTTTTTTCTCCATGCCAGCCCTCGAATCGCTTGACACACTCGACCGCAAGAGTGAACCTGTCCGGACTTTCCTTTACCGGATTCCCTGCCCTTGACGGCATACCCGGAAAAAAGAAAGTGGCGCAAAGCACTGTAAACCATATTGATTTTAACCTCATAGGCAGAATCGGCTTAGTGTCTGATTATTGTGACAGGCAGTTGCTTACCTCCAATAGGTATTATAGGACCTATTGGCTCTATAGGTATTATAGGACCTATAGGTATGATGGTATCCTTTTTCTCTGTCTCGTTGTTGAAGTCAAAGGTCAGCCTGCAAAACTGTGCCGGCTCGCTGTTGTCCTCGAAATAGATGTCGATTGTCTGCTGATCCTCGCATTCAGAAGTGTAGTATAACCTGAACACTTCCCTGTCAAGGGGATAGCGGT